CGAAATCAACCACCCACCACCTGGACCACGACGCGGGGATAGGGAACGGGTTGACGAGGTGGACCGCGGGGTCGAAGTCCTCGTAGATGAGGCCTTCGGCGGCGACCCACAGTCCTTTGCGGAGTCGCTGGAAGCGGACGCCGGTGAGGCGTTCGAGTTTGGCGATGTAGGCGCGGCCGCGGGCGGTGAGGATGCCATCGTTGGTGAAGAGGGTGGGGTTGTCCTCGTGGCGGCAGTGGATCATCAGGGTGTCGCCGCGGTCGCATCGCTGTTTGAGCCAGTGGGTGGGTGTGTCGGGGTTGCAGTCGGCGATCAGCTGCTGGAAGGAGACTTTTCCGTTGCGGAGTCGGGTCGTGATGTTCTCCCAGTCGGTGACGGTGAGTTCGGTGGCTTCTTGGGCGTAGACGACGTCGTACTCGGAAGACATGATCTTGGTGGGTTTGTCCATCCCGCCGATGATGATCGCCGACTTGTTGTTCACGTACCGGTACTGCGGCGGCTCCTCCGCGCTGCCGCCGTAGAAGTACACGAGTCCAGCCGCGAGCGCCTCCTTGATCACGTGCTCGCGCCACGTCACCAGCGCCGTCGAGCCCAGCGACTCCCTCGTCTTCCGGACGATCAGCCCGCGCATGCCCGGGTTGACGAGCGCCATCATGTGCAGCTTCTCCAGGCACGCCCGGGACTTCCCGGTGCCGGCCGGGCCACTCAGCAGCACCTCGGCCGCGCGGGTGTGGAACGCCTCGAGTGCTGCGCCGCGCGGCTGGTAGCTGCGGACGGTGTTACTCACGCTGGGCCATCTCCAGGGGATCCGTTGCGAAGTCGGGTGGTGGTGTTCCCGGGGGCGCGGCGCCGCGCGGCTGGTAACGGCGCAACTCGGCTGCGGTGCTCACCCGCGCCACCAGCGGGGCTTGTGGCGGCACTTCTGCCACCACCAGAGAAGCCGAGCGTCCCGGTGGCAGTAGAACCTGAACCCGTGGGCGGCAAGCCAGCGCCGCAGACCAATCACCGTTGCTCCTGGCGGTAGTTCTCGTTGGCGGGCGTGCCGTTCCCGGCCGGGATGCCGCGCGCCGCACAGCAGGCCGCACAGCGCGGTGCCCCGAGTCGGCTGGGCATGCCGGGCATGGACCAGCGGCGCCGCAGGGTGCAGGCGGCGTGCAGGACTGGTCGGGTGCCGTGGTCGATGTGGTCGCGCATCTGCTCTGGGGCCAGCAGTCCACCATGGATGGCGTGGAGGCGTCGCCACTTGCCGCAGGTCAGCCACCAGTGCCCGTGGTTCTCCGCGATCGGGTGCGAGGTCACCGCTACCTCCCCGCCAGCAGCGGCAGCGCCAGCAGGACCACGGCGGCCACCAGGCCGGCGAAGAAGCCGAACTTCGCGACGCCGGGCGGGATGCCGAACTCTGGGCGGCCCCAGATCAGGCGGTGCTTGCTCATCGCTGCTGCTCCCATGTGTACCGGCGCCGGTCGGCGGTGTTTCCCCTGATCAGCGCGACTGCGAACCAGCCCCACCAGGCCCGGAGGATGGTGACGTTGCTGCGGTACCAGCCCGGTCGCTTCTGGAACGGGCCGCTGACCTCGAACTCGACGATCACGAGGCGCCCTCGGTCCCGTCGGCGCCGACCGGTCGGAAGACCGTCAGTTCGGCACCGCGCGGCAGCACGAGGAGAGGCACGTCGCCGACTAGGTCCCGCCACCGGGCGCTCAGTTCGGCTGCCTGCTGCGCCGTCAGGTTGTGGCCGACGGTCAGTGCGAACAGGTCGCCGGGGCGGACTTCGACGCGGCGAAGCTCGCCCGCCTCGATGCGCAGTGTCTCGTCGCTCACTGGCCCTCCTCGTCGATGGCGTCGCCCATGGCGCAGCCCGAGCAGCCGCGTCGTCCGCATGTGCAGCAGCCTGGGCAGTCGCCGAGGCACCAGCCGCCGCAGGGCGTGTGCTGGTAGTCGGCGGGTGGTGGTTCGTCGCTCACGGCTGCTGCTCCCATCCGTAGGCCTCGGCGAGCAGCAGCACCGTCCGACACGGCCAGTCGACCGTCTCGTGGAAGGCGTGGCCGCGCCCGTTGGTCTCCTCTGACGGCCTGCCGCAGGTCGAGCAGTCCCCGCCGTCGTTGGCGTGCTCGGCGAGGATCTGCCGGTCCGCCGCCACCCGACGCAGAACGGACTCCGGGTCGTGCAGCACGATGTGCTCGGCCGTCGGCGTCTCGGTCTCCAGCAGGTGCGAAGTCTCGTCGAGCACCCAGGAGTCGCCGAGCTTGTCACCCCGAACCGCCTGCCAGCGGTGGCCGGACGCTTCCCGCGCGATCCGCTCGATCCGGTCGAGCACCTTCTCCAACCGCGCCGCAATGTCGCTCACGGTCGTTCCTCCCCGTACAGGGCCGCGAGCAGCCGCCGCACGGGCACGGCCTCGTCCTCGCGGTACTGCCGCGCCACCTTCCGCACGCGCTGCAGCGTGGCCTCGGTCTCCCGCATCCGGGCCAGCTCCGGCATGAACGCCCTGCGCAGGATGCCGGCGGCGATGCGGCGCTGGTGGTCGCCGGTCGCGTCGATGCAGCGCCGTTCCGGCCAGGGGATGTCCTGGATTGCGGCTTCGATGCGGTCGCGCGCGGCGCGGTTGCTGCTCGGCAGGATGTGGGGCAGGTCGTTCACTGCTTCACCTTCGGGTCGATCAGGTCGGCGGCCGCCCGGACCGCGTTGCCCTGCAAGATGGTCTCGTGGTCCAGGGACCCGTGCTTGGCCAGCTCGGCTCTCTCGTACGCGGCCTGCCAGGCGCGCTGCTTCTCGGCGAGCCCGTGCACGAATGCGTCGAGTTCCTCGGCCGCGTCCTTCAAGTCCTCCGCGAGCGGGCCGCAGTTGTAGTGGCCGCCGCATGTCGAGCCGCCCGCGATCAGCTTGATCAGCTCGTCGCGCTTGCTCACCACCGGCTCCGCTTCACCCGGGCCGACGTAGATCGCCGTATTCCAGGGCCCGTCACTGCCCAGGAGGGGACCGATGCCCTCGAACCCGCTCACCGCTGCTCCCCCGCCCCGCCGGCCAGCCAGCGTTCGACGTCGCTACGCCGGTACCTGATCTGGCCACCCGGCTTCGTGAACGGGATGCCGATCCCCAGGCACCGGTGGTTCGCGAGCGTCTTACGGCTCAGCTTCGTGAGCGCCGCCGTCTCCGCCGGGGTCAGCCACTCCTCCGAGTCAGCCACCGATACCTCCGCAGTCATCAAGTGATACTGCGGGAAGTGTGATGACCGCCCGGGACAACTACCGCAGCTGCCCAGCCGCTCACCGACGCGGATTGTCCCGACCGATGTCCAACCCGAGCACGAACGCCAGAACCACCGCGACCAGCCACCACACCAGCGCCGTCACCGCAGCTGCTCCATGTCCACACCCACCACCTCGTACGTCAGCCCACCCGAAACCTGCGCCTTCACCGGCTGGTCCAGGCCCAGCAGCTTCCGCCGCGACTCGCTGATCCGCACCAGTCGATCGATCGCCTGCAACACCGGCCCGTCGTCCGGCAGCGGCACACCGTCCAGCTCGATGACCTTGCCGTTCGACACGGTGATGTGCCGTGCCTCCAGCACCTTCAACGCCGCCTGGTAGAGATGGTCGAGCCGCTCCAGCTCGAACGCGACGGCAGCGGCAGCCGGCTCGGCAACGATCTCGGAGAGGGCCCGTTGCACTGCGTCGTGGGCCGCGCGAACGTCGTACCCCATCTCGGCAGCGATCTGCCGGTAGCTCTTGCCTTCGGCTCGGAGCTGGGCGGCCTTGGCGTCGCGCTCGGCGGTCTCGGGAGTGCGGATGAATCGGCCGCTCGGTCCCCGTGTTGAGTCGGTCTGGCGTTGAGCTGGCTGGTCGTCCATGCTGCCTCCCCTCGTCGCCCGAGGCTACGGGCCGCATGGGTCAGCCCCCGGAACCGTCGTCCCGGGGGCTGCGCGTGGACCACCCATCCACAACCGTCACCGCGGTGCCGCCCTCGGGGGAGGTTGGCGGCCCGCAGTGCCTCACGTCGGAGGGTGGCAGGCGGCCGGGACAGGTCAGCGCCGGTTGGAGCGGATGGCGGCGGTTATGGCCCAGATGATGGCGGCCAGGATGGCGAGGGCGATGACGACATAGTGCCAGGGTTCCACGGTGTCTCCTCTGCGGGATGGGCGGCGCTCATCCTTCCGCATGTGGTGTCACTGTGGCGGGTGGTTCGGGAATGCTGTGGCGGCGTTCAGGCGTCGGGTGCCCACTCGGGCCGGTACTGGGAGTGCCCGTGGAACGGCAGCGCGAGAACTCGCAGTATCCACTCGGCGCGTGAGCGTTCGGGCTCGTCGCGCCGAATCATGTGTCCGCACTCTGCGATGATGCGCCGTTTGGTGTCGACCTCGGCCAGCACCCTCGCGGGATCGTGGCGGGCGATGTGTCCAGCGCAGTCGCCATGCATGAAGCCATTTGGGTCAACGGCCACGACGATGTGCCCGGCCCGCACTCCCTCTCCGCCGTCCTCGTCGGCCGACCATTCGGTGTAGCCGTCGCTGTTGTCGAGGCAGCGGGTTGAGCTCTTGGCACCGAGGGCCCAGCGCTCGTCTTCGTCGAGGCGGGCTCTCAGAAAGTCCACGAGATCCATCATCGCTCGGCCTCCTTCAGCACGCTCTGCACAGCCATGAGGCTACGGCCCACCTCGACCGCTATCTTCCTCTGAGACATCCCGTTCTGGCTGAGCTTCCAGATTCGCGTCTTCTCTTCGTTGCTGAGCTTCGTCTTCTGCAGGCCGCGCTCCGCTCTTGCCTCGCGCTGCCGAGCGGCGCTCCGCTCGTTCTCACACTGCCGACAGCGATCTCTCGGACGGCCCTTGTCGGTCACGACCGCCCGGTTGTCTCCCTCCTTGGCATGGCCTTTTGCACAGTGGGACTTCCGGGGCGGTCGGTACGTTCTGCCACGCGTGACGGCGTCGCGCGTGTTCTCAACGACCGTGCCGGGGTAGAGGTGGGCAGGGTTGACGCATGGCGGGTTGTCGCAGTGGTGGAGGATCCACAGACCATCTGGGATCGGCCCGTTGGCCTGTTGCCAGGAGTACCGGTGCGCGGGGGTCTTGCCCCAACGTCCGTAGCCCTGCTTGTCTCGCGGTTCGGTCCAGAGCCAGCATCCGTGTTCGTGGGTCTTGATGACCTTGTCCCAGAACTTCACAGTGAATCGGGGTGCGGTGCCCCGCTCGTCTTTCGGGGTGTGGCTGAGCCAGCGGCTGTAGCAGCGGGTACACATGCCGCGCGTCAGCTTGTCGGTCCGGCCGCATTGCTCAGTTGAGCAGGTCCGTTCTTCCATGTCGGCTCCATCTCGTAGTGGTGGCCGCCCCGGCAGGTGTCGGGGCGGCCGTGTCGGTTCAGCGGTCGGCGGGGTGGCAGGTGTGGCCGGGTTCGGCCCACCAGCCGCAGTTCGGGCAGGTGGACCAGGCGGCGGTAAGGGCCGCGAGCAGGCGGTGGATCACCGGTGTCTCCGGAGGCGGTTGGCGGCGTGGACGGCGGTTTCGAGGAGCCACGTGAGGCCCCAGTAGCCCGCCACGGCACCCGCGATGATCAGGGTGAGGATGAGCGCGACGACGGCACGATCCATGGCGGACTTCCGGGGTAGTTGGGGTTCCTAGGGCCCGGCTAGGGCTGCTAAGCGGCTAGTGTTTGTGCAGCTCATAGGGCGCTAGGCCGGTTCGGCGAGGGGCTCGGGCCTCTCCTGGGGGAGGGCCAGCGGCTGGAGGTCGTCGCGGTGGATGCCGGCGCGGTTGCGGCCGTCGAGGTAGAGCTGGGAGCGGACGGGGATGCCGTACGCCTCGTACTGGCGGCGGAGGGTGGGGGCGTCCCACTCAGTCATGCCTTGGGCGTGGAGTTCCTCGGCGATGTCGGCGAGGTGGACGCCCTTCCGGTCGGCCAGCTTGTAGCCGAGGAGCCGCATGAACTCGGACCGGACGTGGTCGGGGTCGAGGTTCTCCGGGCGCTTGGCGCTGGGGTGTTCCGTGGCCGGGCCGGCTGGGGCAGCGGCGGCTCGCCAGGCGGCGATGCACCAGGCGCAGGTTCCGCCGACGAGCCAGAGCGGCGCTTGGTGGGCCAGGTCGAGGACGTACGGCGCGAGCCACGCGGCGATGCCGACGCGGGCCACGGCGGCGACGGGTCGGCCCTGGGGCACGAAGGCCCGGCCGATGCGCCCAGCGACGATCTGGGAGCCGCTGTAGAGCCGGTTGGCGGCGCGGGCGGTCATGCTTGGCCGCCGAGGAACACGCCGAGCTGGTTGGCGGCGGGGATGAGGACGGCGGCGGTGAGGCCGGCGGCTCCGGCCGAGAGGCCGAGGGTGCAGCCGCACCAGACGCCGGAGGCCATCTGGCCCTTGGCGCGCTTGTCGAGGATCTTGCGGAGGATGAGGACAGCGACGACGAGGAGTGCGGTGACCATGCCGCCGTACTGGGTGAGGGTGGCGGCGGCGTGCCGGGTGACGCCGGTGGTGGTGCCTCCGGAGCCGGCAGCGAGGACCTTGTCCCCTGCGGCGTTGCTGAAGCCGACGATCTTCCCCGCGATGCTGCCGAGTACGCCGCCGGGGCAGGCGATGGCGAGCATGCCGAGGATGGCGCCTAGCGCGAACGGGGCGTGGTCGCGGATGTTGAACTTCCCGGTGCCGTGGTGGTGTTCGTGGTCGCCGCCGGGCCGGCCGACCTTCTTCATGGCTGCGGCCCAGACGGCGGGGAGGAACTGGCGGAGGAGCAGGGCGAGGCCGATGAACAGGCCGCCGAGGGTGATGGTGACGGTCACGGGTGGGCTCCGGTGGTGAAGGTGAGGACCGCGTGGGCGGCGGCCGGACTGACGGCTAGCGCGGTGACGGGGACGAACAGCGTGGCGCGGGTGGGCCAGCACGGGAGGACCCAGTTGGCGGCGCCGGCCGCGAGGAGCGCGGCGGCGGTGAGGCCGAGGGGTGCGAGTGGCCCGGCGCTGGTGGACGCGGTGAGTGCGTGGGCCCACGGAATGGCGGCGGTGAGACTGCCGAGGGCGGCGGTGGCGTTGTAGCCGGGCCGGAGCCGGGCAAGGTCGATCTGGGGCATGGTCAGCTCCAGGTGATGATCAGGCAGATGCAGGTGGCCCAGAGGACGGTGACGGCGGCGTACCGGATGGTCTGCTGACCGGGTTGGTCGGCGACGCGATAGAGGCCGGCGAGCGCGAGGAGGGCGGCGCACGCGAATGCGGCGATGGCGGCCATGGGGTGTCCCTTCAACCTGCGACGCGGCGGCGGGTGCGCTCGACCGTGTCGGGGTTGACGTCGTGTCCGTGGACGCGGCGGACAGCGGCGAGGACAGCGTCCGGCTTGTCCAGGCCGGCGCGGACAGCGCGGCGGACAGTGTCCGCGATCGACTTGTCCGTATTGGTGCCGCCGATCGGGAGGATCCGGGCTGAGCTGGTGTCCTGCTGTCCGGACACGGCGCGGACGGTGTCCGGGTCGGTGTCGAATCCGGCGGTGGTGAGGGCGTCGGCGATGTCCTCGGGGCTGGCGCCGGGCATGGTGGCGAGTGCCGCGGCGATGGCTGTCCGAATGTCGGCGGACACTGGGGGACGCTGTTTGCCAGGCTTGTCCGGGCCGTCCCCATCGGTGTCCTCGGGTGCCAGCGGGGCGGGGAGCATGAGCGGCGCGCGGCGGGTGATCTGCCGTTGCATGTCGATCCGGCTGACGGCCACGTCGAAGTCGGCAAGGTCTTCGGCCTGGCGGAGTTCGCCGTCGCGGCGGATGCGGGCGAGCTTCGCGGCGTGCTCGGCGTCTTCGCGTGCCTGGTCTGCGGCGGCGCGGGCGGTGATGTGCCGGGCCTGGCGGAGGACGTCGTTGACCTCGTCCTGCTGCTCGGTGGTGAGCGCGGTGGGGTCGGCGGTGAGTTGGGCGTCGACGTGCCAGAAGAGCTCGGCGGCGAGCGGGGGGACGACGGCGACGATGCCGCCCCACCCGTAGGTGCCGAATCCGTGGACGGCGAGGATGGCGAGGGTTCCGGCGAGGCCGGCGAGCATCGCGACGCAGGTGAGCTTTGTGCGCTGGGCCCGGTAGGCGAGCATTCCGCCGACCCACAGGCCTTCCGCGCCGGTTCCGGCGGTGATGGCGACGGGGCCGACGCCGAGGAGGTCCCAGACGCTGTAGAGGGTCCATGCGGCGCTGGCGGCGGTGAAGATGGCGGCGATGATGCGTGGGGCGTGGTGCTTGAGGGTACGGGTGCGGCTGACCATGGGAGGTCTGATCTCCTGTGGTTGGGGGCCGGGCCGCGAGTGGAGTCGCGAGCCCGGCTCGTTGGCGTCGGGAAGGCGGTCAGCCTTCGTGGATGAGCTGGCCGTAGTCGTCGCGGGGGCAGTCGCAGCCGCACGCACAGTCCGCGTGGTCGGGGCCGACGCCGTAGCAGTGGCAGCTGCCTTCCCCGCACGGCTCGCGGTCGTCGTCCTCGAAGTCGTCGTCCTCGTCGATCAGGGCGTTGGCGCAGCGCCCGCCGTCCTCAGCGTCGACGAAGTCCAGGTCACAGCCAGTGCCACAGTCCTGGCAGCCGTAGCTGTTGCAGCCGTCGACGGCGCAGCCGGAGAAGTAGGCGACTCCACCGCAGTCGGGGCATCCGCGCTCGTCGGGCACGGTGTGCTCCGAGAACGGGTTGAGGATGCTGGCCTCGGTAGGGCCGCTGGGAAGGTTGACGGTGAACTTGATCTCGCTCACGAAGGTTGCTCCTTGGGATTGCGGTCAGCCGTTGAACTGCGGGCAGCCGTACTGGTGCAAGTCGGCGTTGTCGGGGCAGAGACAGCTGTCGGCGGCCTTGGCGACGAACTCCATGCCGCTCTTCTCCGCCCACCGGCGGGCACGGCGCTCTTCGTCGGCCGCGCAGTGGGCCGCGAAGTCGACGTAGCCGTAGACGTGGTAGGCGACGGGCCCGAACTTGATCTCGGCGGACAGGTTGCCTTCCGCGTCGGCGGAGACTCCGAGGCCGAACCGGTCGGCGAACTCGCGCACGGCGGCGTTGGTGTGCAGCGGGAGCAGGACCCGCTCGCGGGTCGGGTGCGGGTACTGCGGGTTGGCGTCGAGCCAGTCGGCGAGCTGGCGCAGGGCGTTGGTGAACTCGGCGCGGGCGGTGTCGGTCACGGGGTCCTCTCAAGGTCGGGCGGTGCACCGGCAGCTGGTCGGCTGAGTGCCTCGGAGGGCGCACGTCGCGGGTACGCGCACCCGGGTGGCGATCAGGCGAAGCAGGTGAAGTCGAAGGTGACGTCGCCGCCGTTCGCGTCGAGGACCTCGATGTCCCACGCGGCGTCCCGGTCGGCCATCCGCATCACGACGGCGCCGACGCGCTCGATCCCGCTGGCGGTGAGCTCGCGCTCACGGCGGCCGGACTCGGTCACGTAGCGGAGCTTGTAGGTCGGGGCAAGGCCGAGGTACTTGCCGGTGAAGTAGCCGGGGATGGCGTCGGCGCACTCCCGCCAGGAGGGGCGGTTGCGGTCGCTGCGGACCTGGGCGACGCCGTGCTCGGGTCCGGTGAGGGTGTGGGCGGTGTAGGCGACGAGGTGCACGCGCATGGGTGGCTCCTGAGGTCGGGTGGTGCGCGGGTGGGTGGTCGGGAGGTGGCGGCCCTGTCGGGGGCCGGGGCCGCCGGTCTGTGGGTGCGTCAGGCGGCGAGGGCGAGGCGGGCGGCGACGGTCTTGTACTCGGCCTTGCGGGGCCGGTAGGCGGTCACGATCAGCGCGACCTGGGCGGGGGTGAAGGCGCGGGCGTCGCGCATGTGGCGTCCGGCGTGGACGCGGATCTCGCTGCCGGTGATGGCGAGCTTCTTCGCGGCGGTTCGGAGGGACCCGGCGACGGAGCGGGCCTCGCGGGTGGTGAGGCCCTGGGCGGCGGCGTGGGTGGCGAGGGTGGCGGAGCCGTTGCGGGCGAGGCGGGAGGCGGCGCGGTTGGTGCGGGCGCGGTCGCGGAGGATCTGGCGGGCCTTGCGGGTGTTGGCGTTCATCTGATCCTCCGTGGGTGGTGGGCCCGTTGTGGGGCGATGACTCCATACTTGCATCATCATGATGCAACGTCAAGTGTCATGACATGGATGCATCCTTGCGTTACAATTCCTATGTCTACCAGGGATGCAACTAGGCGTGGCATCATCGAGGGCATGACGAGTACCGAGAAGAAGCAGGAGGCGGCGCGTGACCAGCTCGCCGAGCTCAGCGCTGCCTACACCGAGGCGGAGACCGCGCTCGACGCCGCACGCGAGGCGCTGAACGCGGGCATCGTCTCGGTGCTGAAGGCCAAGACTCTCGGCCCTTCCGAGGTCACTCGGATCGTGCCCTACGAGCGGCAGCACGTCGGCCGCATCGCCAAGGCCGCAGGCGTCCCACCACTGCGCGAACGCACCGTCGTAAGCGCCAAGAAGGCCGCCGGAGGGGACTCCTCCGAGTAGGCCCGGAGGAAGCATGGCGAAGAGTCTGGGACGAACTGCCCTGTATCGGCTGTACGACGAGGCCGGGAGTTTGCTGTACGTGGGCATCACGGGGAACCTTGACGCTCGTTGGGGTCAGCACTCGGTCAAGGCCAAGTGGTGGTCGGAGGTGGCTGAGCGGACCGTCGAGTGGCACGAGACGCGCGCTCTGGCAGAAGCCGCCGAGCGTGTGGCCATTGCTTCGGAGCGCCCTCGCTGGAATGTCCATCACCAGCGCCCGGCGGCCGCGAGCCTTGGTGGTGAGCCGTTGGCGTGGGACCGGGCTCAGATCTTCAAGCGGTTCAAAAAGGCGCGAGAGGCTCGCTTGGCCCTGCACGGTACGGTCACCGAGACGGCCGTTGAGGAGCTTCGGAAGGGTGCCACCCCGCAGAAGCTTGCCGAGTTGACCGGCCTCAGCAGCGAGTTTTTCCGGAAGCTCGCCCGCGAGGCTGGCATTCCTCCGCGAAGGAGCAGTAGCGGCCGCTGACGGCTGCCACTCTCGATGGGCCGCCCGGCGCTCGCCGTGCGGCCCTTCGTGCTGTCCGGGTCAGGGTGCTTCTGGGTGCTCGGTGGCGTACCTCCGCTTGGCGGCTCGGATGACCTCGACGAGCGCGGCCTCGCCGACGCGCCCGAGTGTGCCGGCGCCGCGGACGCGGATGGTGTCGCCGTCGACGGTGACGGTGTGGCAGGTGTCCACGACCGGCGTCGGCTCGGGGGCGGGCTGCGGGCAGCATTCGGCGCAGGGGCAGCAGAACGGCTGCTCTCGGTAGTTGTGGTAGACGACCGGGCCGCCTCCGCAGATGCAGCACGTCTCCGGCTGCGTGCCCGTTCCGTCGAGCAGCCGGAGGATCTCCTCGCCCGCAGCCTGCTCGTTGCCGTCCCACGCAGGGCCGTCGGCGGCGAGCTTCTGAGCGTAGGCGCGTGCAGCGGCGATGCGGCTTTCGAGAGCGTTCACCTTTGCCCGGTGCCGTTCGTCCGAGCAGATGAGCGGCGCGCCAGCAGTGTCCTTCCAGGCGGCACGGAGTCGCTCGGCAAATGCGTCGCGGTCGGCGTCGCGCTGCCGCAGTCGGACGAGTTCGGCCTGGGCGGTCTTGAGCTGACCGCCGAGTTGCTGCACCTGCGCCATGAGCGCGCCCGCGCTCGGATGGGGGAGCCGGCGCTCGGCGGCCCGACGCCGTGCTGAGTGCCAGGCGGCCCGGAGGCGGTCCTCTTGGCGCGCCCGCTGTCGGTGTACAGCGAGCTCGTCCTCGGCAGACTTCAACGCCTGCCGTGCCTCTTCGAGTTGCTTGCGGACCTGGTCGTGGTAGTGGTCGGTCATCTGGTGGCTCCTGTTCGGGTGTTGAGGATGGCTCGGAGGTCGGCGGCGATGGCCGGCTCGCTGTTGGCGAGGCGGGCGGCGTAGGTGCGGACGGCGGCGAGTTGGGCTTCGGCTGCGCGGAACATCGCGACGACGAGGCGGGGGCTGGCCATGACGATGTCCTCGGGGCGGATCTCGCCGAGGTCTAGGGCGAGTTCGACGGCTTCGCCGAGGGTGTGGGCGCCGAGCTTGCGGTAGGCGTTGCTGCGGTGGGTGTTGAGCGTCTTCCGGGCGCGGCCGGTCTCATGCATCACCGAGGTGATGGTGCGGCCGTTGCCGAGGAGAACGAGGAGGGTGCGCTCGGACGGGGTCAGGAGCCGCCGGTTCACTGGCCGAACTCGTCGTTCAGGCGGTCCCACATCCGCTGCCACAGGGCCTGCTCGGCGGCGTCTCGCGTGTACCGCTCGGCCTCCGCCGACACGTCCCGCTCGTCCTGGCGCCGATCGAGCCGGCGGTCCAGGACGACCGCCGCGCCGAGGATCAGCGCGCAGGCGGCGATCAACACGGCAAGCTGCCACCACGACATCGGCGTCACGACGCCTCCCCACCGGGTCGCGGGTGCGGCCGCAGGTGAACCTCACCGGGCGGCAGCGACTCGTCGATGACGACCGGCAGGTCGGTTAGTGAGCCGATCTGGCCCAGGGCCCGGGGGAACGCGCTTTGCTGGAAGATCTCGGTCCGCATACGGTGCACCGCCGCAGGGTTCGCGGCGACCTGCTGCACGGGTTCGGTTCGGACGATGGTCAGGCCAGCGCCCTGGATGGCGGTGACGATCGCGTGCTCCAGACGCAGCTGTTCGGCGAGGAATTCGGCACGGGCTCGGTCGGCGAGTTCGAGCATGGCGGCCATGGTCGGCGGCTGACTGGTCACTCGGTCACCTCGCCGAGGATCTGCCGTGCCACCGCGAGGGCCCGATCGAGCCCGATGTTGATCGGCGCCCACGCAGTGCTGGACACCGTGCTCGCCTCCCACTCCAGCCAGTCGGCGAGGGCGAGCCCAACACCCGGATGCATGAGGGCGATCCACTCGGCGTTCGCGCTGTTGCTCGTCGGCTCGTCGACTACGTAGTCGGTGTCGTCGATGCCCGGGTACCGGATGATCCGGTCGCCGCCGTCGAGGCAGAGCCACGGGCCGGGCGTGATGTCGGGGTCGGTGGCGTGCTCTCGGAGACGCTTCGCAGCGGCGGTGAGGGTCTCGGCGGGCGTCAGGTCGGGCATGTGCTGCTCCTGGCGGTGAGGGTGGCCGCCGCACGAGACGGCGACCGTGGTTGTCAAGCTCGGTGCGTTAACCGGGCGTTAATCGCCCCCCACGGGGTGGTGGGACGCTGACGTCATGGCTGATACGGAGCTGGATTCGGTTGCTGTTCTCGCTGCCGCAGTGCTGCGGCATCTCCCTGGGGGTGAGCCTGAGGTCGAGGTGAGTTGGTTCGACGGCTGGGGGGTTCTGCCGCAGCCGGAGGTGCTGCTGAGGCTTCCTGTGCTACGGGCAGAGGTCTTGGCAGGGGTGCTGGGGCCGGTGGGCGTTCTGGGTGAGGTGCTGCGGGCCTCGATGTTTGCCCGCGGTCGTGGTCGGTCGTCGGGGGCGTGCACTCGGTCTACATGGACGAGGCGGTGGCGCTGCGGCTGGCGGCCCTGCTGGACGGGCTGGCCGCCGCACGGTGACGGCGGCCGGGTGGTGGTCAGCGGCGGTCGAGGTCCGACACCCAGGCGGCGCAAACCGCGGAGATCTGGATCAGCTCGGCACGCAGCAGCGCCGGGTCGAACTCGGCAAGGGCCTCGTAGACCTCCTCCAGGAGGATTCCGTCCCATGCGGTGCGGCCGTCGCGGGCGCGGCGTGCGTTGAACTCCTTCCACTGGTCGGCCTTGAAGGCGTACGCGTTCAGCTGCTCTTCGGCGTCCGCCTGCGGGTCGAGGTCGGGGTGGCGCTGGTCGCCGAACTTCGCGAGCTGCCGGGCGCGTTCGGCGTCGATGGCCTCGGCGAAGTCGCGGACGCCAGGGGTGGAGAACATGGTCGGGTACATCGGGGCTCCTTCAGGTGGGCCGACCGCGCGAGGCGGCCGGGTAGACGGACAGTCAGGCGGCTGTGCCGGCCAGTTCCTTCCGGCGCGCGGCCCGGGCGTCCCTGCAGCGCTGACACGGCGGCACGCCGATGCGGTAGTGGATGCTGTAGCCGGCAGGGGTGCCGCACTCGCCGGTCCAGTCCGGTGCGGCCTGCGGGTCGTCGATGGCGCCCTCGTCCCACGCGCCGGGCGGGGCCCAGCCGTTGGATATCGCGTGGTTGCGGGACCGGCTGACCGATGTGGCTGGTACGCCGAGTTCGGCCGGATCGGCGAGCCACAGCTCCGTGTACAGGGCGCGCACGGCACGGACGGTGCGCACGAGGACCTGCTCGCGGCGCAGCGTCGAAGCGAAGTTGCTGTCCGTCAGGCCGAGCCGGGCCGCCAACTGCGACTGCGGCCAGCCCACCGCAACGAGCGCCTGCAGCCGTCGGACCGTGCCCGTCGACGCGACCGGGGTGGCACCCGGCAGGTTGTCGAAGGTCGGCTCGACGGAGAGGATCGCGGCGGCAGTGGCTGGCCGAATCTGAGTCGGCGGGGGCGTCCCGCGCTCCGGGCGGCCGTGGAGCAGGTCGCGTACCCGCTTCCGATCGAGGCCGGCGAGGTCAGCGATTGACCGGTCTCCGAAGCCGCAGGCCTTGAGCTGCAAGACGTGCTGCCGAGCCGGTTCGGCGTCGACGTAGGGCTGCCAGAGGCCGCGGCGCTGCAGTTGCTCGACGTGGTCGCGGTATTGGGCGACGGCCCAGCCGCAGGTGTAGCAGCGGCACCGGTCAAGCTTGTAGCGGGCGTAGCCGTGCGGGCGGTCGGCCATGGCGGTCTCCTCTCAGGCTGCGGGTCGGTGGTTGGCGCGGTACGCGGCCGAGTAGGCGATCCGCTGCTCGCGGTGCCGCTCGTAGTAGGTGCTCTGGTAGCCGCGGGCCTTCTCCGGGTTCGCGGCCTGCCAGTCGCGGAGGCGCTGGGCGTTGGCCTCGGAGCAGGCCGGGCACGGCCTGGTCTTGTTGCGGCGGTGGATCTGGTAGCCGGCGTAGGTGCCGCACTTGGAGCGCTCGTACGCCTCGCGGGCCTGGTTGCAGTCGGAGCAGGGGACTTCGCGAAGGCGGCGGTGTTGGCGCCAGCCCTCGGGGGTGCCGCAGGCGTTGTCGAGGCTGCGAAGGAAGGCGCGCTGCTGCGGCGTCAGCGGGGTGGAGTAGCGGCCCACGGCTGGCTCCTCAGGGTGTGGTGGTCGGGGCGGAACCGGCGGCGGTGCGGCACTTGGGGCACTGCCAGGTGTCCATGTGCCCGTGGAGCCAGCCGCGTTCGGCGGCCTTGGTGAAGCGTTCGCTGTTCGGGCAGTGCAGGCCGGAGCAGCGCACCCACTCGTCCGGGTCGGCGGCGCCCTTGGCGAGGCGGGCGTCTTCGCAGGCGTCTTCTTCTTCGATCGACTGGTGCGGGATCTCGCAGATGGCCCGGGAGGGAAGCGCGGAACCAGCGGCAACCGCGTCCGCGTAGATCCGCAGGGCGCGAGCTGAGCCGCGGGTGTGCTCGGCGTCCGTCTGGGACTGCTCGTCGTCGAAGCAGTCCTGCTTGCTGGCGATGTCGTCTAGGACGTCGGCAGCCTTGTGGAAGGCGGCGTGCTGCGCGTTGGCCAGCTCGGCGCGGGTCTGGTCGCGCTGCTCGGTGAGCTTGGCCAAGACAGGCCGGATGAGCGCAACGCACGTGTTCACCAGCGAGGCCGGTGCAGCGTCGGGCTGCGGCTGATCGGGCCACTCGTACAGGCCGTCGGCGAACAGGTCGTCGAGGTGCGGTTCCACGTCGATGTCGTCGCGGCGAGCCTGGCGGATCGCGGCGTCACGGCAGCGGGTCATCTCGGCCAGCTCGGCGCGGAGCCGCTCGACCGTCGGCGAGTGCACGAGGCACACATCGCCGGGGCCGTCGAACGAGCAGCAGCACTTGCCGTTGTCGTCGAAGGACAGCAGCTTCTCCTGCAACTCCTCCACGTGCTGCCGCAGCCGGTCCGCTTCGGCGTGCTGGCGCTTGGCCTCCAGCACGGTGGACTCCCACCGCGCCCGGTACGCGGCGGCCTCGCGTTGGGCGGTCGCGAGTGGGGCGGTGCCGGAGCCGATCTGGTGGACCACCTCGGTGATGCGGCCCATGTCGGCGCCGAGCGCATGGCGGAACGCCATGAGACTGAGGCGGGCTTCGCGGAGGTCACCGACAGGGTTCGCAGGGCGCTGCCCGGAGCGCAGCCGGTCCAGCTCGGGCTGCACCACGGCGAGCACGGCGTCGCGGACGGCGTGGACGCCAGCGGTACCGCCGCAGTCCTGGGTCAGACCGATGGCGCACTCGATCTCGGCGGCGAGTTGCTGGTCGGTGAGCGGGGCGGTCATCGGGCGTCTCCCTGCTGGCTGAGGGCGTCGGCGAGTTGCTCGTCCGAGGCGTTGTCGAAGGCGTCGTTCCAGTCGACGTAGTCGCCCTGCGCGCGGGCCTCGGCGTAGCTCTCCCAGCACGGGCCGCACAGCGGGCTCGGGGTGCGGCCCCATTCGGGCTTGGCGGGATGGAGCGTGCGGGGCTGCTTGCAGCGGGCACACGGGGCGGTAGCGGTCATCGGGCCACCGCCTCGGCCGGCGCGGCGAGGGTGGGGCAGTCGTGGTGGTGGACGACGTGGAGCACACCAACGGCGTAGGGCGGCCGCTGGCACGCCGGGCACTGCCGGGCGGGGCCGAAGGCCTCGCCGTAGACCTCGGTCCGGATGTCGTAGCGGTCGGGGGCGCTGACCTCGTGCCAGGCAGTGATCTCAGTCTCGCCTTCGAGCCGCTCGTACCAAGAGCCGTCGTCCTTGACGCTGGTGAGGGCGTCGTCGGCGTCGTCTGCTTCGACCCAGAGCACGTAGCGCTGGGTGACGTCGATGATGACGGGGTAACGGTCCTGCTCGTACGCCCGGAAGGGGTCGATGCGCTCGGCGTGGTCGCGGAGGCGTTCGGCGAGCTGCTCGACGGCGTTGCGGTCGAGGCGATCGCCAGGGTTGAGCTCGTGGACCTCGAACAGCTCGGTGAGGTCTTCGTTCAGCAGGGTGTTGGCGCGGGCGATGCGTTCGGCGATGATGGCGCGGGGGTCGGTGGTCACGTCAGTTCTCCTGGGCGGTGATCGAGCGGGCGGCGTGCAGTCGGTCGCAGATCTCGTGCAGGGTGTCGAGGTGCCACAGCGGGCCGATCACCGTGCCTGCGGTCTCGGCGGCTTCGGTGAGGACCTGGTCCCGGTAGGCGGCGAGCAGGCGGTCAACCTCGGCGCGGTTCTCACCGGCTAGCCGCAGCACGGCATACAGCTCGTCGCGGGCGCTGAGGTTCGGCTGGTCGTCGTCGGGCTCGGCGGCCGGCTTGTAGGCGGGCAGGGCGGTCCCGTCCGCGACGTGCGCGGGGTCGAAGGCGGCGGGGTGGGTCATCGTGGGCTCCTACGGGGTGTCAGGCGGGCGTGTGGCGGGTGGTGTGGGTATGCGGCGTGCGGGGCGTCTGCGGACGCTCAGGCGGCCTCCGCAGCGGCGTTCCGGGCGGCATGCCGAGCGATGCGGGTCGGCACCTCGAGACCGGCCCTCTCGAATTCCTCGACGAGGAGCCGGTCGAACTCGGCACGGTGGCTCCCAATCAGCCGGTCGATGGCGCGTTCTCCGGCCGCCGCGCGGGCCTCGGCGCCCGTGGTTCCTGCGAGGCGAAGGCGCTCCTGCTCGCGTCCCCAGGCGAGGTGGGCTTCGCAGCGGAGCTTCTTCGCCTCGGTGCGGCGGTCGTTGACGAACTGCTGGACGCGAAGGATTCGCTGCCGCCACTGGTTGGTCTCTTCGCTGTGGTCGCCCTTGCGCGCGGCCAGCTGCTGCTGCAATTCGAGGTTCAGGTTGGCGAGTGCGCCCAGCCACCGGTCGAGGTTGATCCGATGACGAAGGGCTGCGGCCTGCTGCGGGGTGGCCTGTCCTCGGACTTCGCTGCCGACGATCCTGAGGAATTCGCCGTCGTCGAGGGCGGTGACCTGCTGGGTGACGGTCGGGTCTTCGACTGGTGCCGCAGGTGCGGGCTTGCTGGTCAGGTGATACCAGCCGCAAGAGCATCCGTACGCATGAAGCGCTTTGCCATACCGCGCGGCGGCGAGTTGGGCAGCGGTCTCGGTTGCGAACCGGCTCTTGGCCGGTGTGGGGCAGGTCGGTTCGGTCATGTCGGCTCCTGTGTGGGTGGTGGTCAGGCGGCCTTGCGGACGATCCACGCGTCGAGGCGGCTGGGGTGGCTTCCCGTGGTCAGCGGGCGGCCCTTCGGTGTCGTGCACCGGGCGCCCGGCCGGGCGAGGCACGTTGGGACCGGGCACGGGATCGCCCACTCGGGCGGCTTCTCGCGGCCACTGCGGAGACTGGGCGGCATCGGGGCGCCCATCAGGCGCTCCGGCGGCGGTCGTGACCGGTCATCGCGACTACGTCGGTCATCTCGGCCAGCCGGCTGACGATCCGTTCGCCGAGGACGATGTCCAGACCGGGACCGACGAGGTTCCCGTGGTCGTCGCGGGGCGCCGCCGTCGGGTAGTTGCTGGTGAAGATGCTGGGCTTGCAGCCGTTGTAGCGGCGGTTGATGAGCCTGTACGTCACCTCCTCGACCCACTCGCTGGCCTTGGCGGAGCCCAGGTCGTCGACGAGGAGGATCGGGATGTCGACCAGCCGGTCGAGTTCGGCCTCGGTGCCACGGGCACTGCCGCCGGGGCGGAGGGCGCCGTACATGTCGGCGGCGGTGGTGGCGATCAGCTCGTACCGGTGGGGTCCGGCTTCGGCGATCATCCGGAGGGCCGCCCATGCCTGGTGTGTCTTGCCCGTTCCGGTGGTGCCGGTGAGGAGGAGGGAGCGGGCGTTGTCGGGGTCGTGGGCGACCTGGTGGGCCCAGGCGCCGATGGCGGCGTTGGCGGCGATGGGCTTGGCGTTGAGGTAGCGGCGGGGAACGGCGGTGGTCCAGCGGGCGAGGGCGAACTCGGCGCGGGCGCGGCGGTGGTATTCGGGGTGGCCGGGCATGTCGGGTGTGGGCTCGTCCGGTACGGGGCCGCCTTCGGGGAGGGTGAGGCCGCGGCGGTCGAGGCGGGCCTGAAGGGCGGCCATGGCGGCGGTGGTGTTCATCCTCTGGGGCTCTGGCATCAGGTCCATCCGTTCTCGTACACGGAGTGGTCGGTCGGGTTGGTGTAGGGCTGCCAGCCGCCAGCGACGGCGCGGAGCGGCGCCCGGGTGCCGGGGATGGTGTCGGGCTCGTCGTCGTAGCAGCCCTTGTTGAGCCAGGTCGCCGGGTACTTCGTGAACTTCGGGTCTTCGCTGGCGCGTTCGCGGGCGTAGGCAGTGGCGGCTTCGACGATGCGCTCAGGGTTGGCGCCGCGGTCGATGGCTGAGCACCAGGCTTTGCGGGCTTCCTCGCGGGCCTTCTTCTTCGGGTAGACGAGCCAGAAGGCGCCGAAGGCGTCGAGGTGGTGGTCGACCTTCTGGCGGGAAGGGGTAGCCGTGGCTCCCCCTTCGGCAGGAGAAGAGACTTTGTATGTAGTAGAGGTCTGTTCTTTAGAAGAGGGGGGAGCAGGGGCTACCCCTTTGACCTTGTAAGGGGTAGCCGTGGCTCCCCCTTCGGCAGCGGTGTCGGGGCTGAAAAACGGCTCCTGATCAGGGACTTCACCGTCGCTGTCGGCCGATCCGGAAGGGGTAGCGCCTGCTCCCCCTTGAGTGGAAGGGGTAGCCGTGGCTCCCCCTAGGGGTAGCCCTTGCTCCCCCTTTGACCCGGAAGGGGTAGCGGTGGCTACCCCTTCGAACTCGGGCACCAGGAACGTCATCCGGATTCCGGGGATCGCGAACAGCGGCCGCCCGTCCTTCCCCTTGCCGATCGGAATCCGGAACTCCCAGCCGGCCGCTGCAAGACGCTTCAGTGCGTTGCGGACGACGCTGGTGTCCTTGGCGCCGGTCCACCGGGCGAGGTCTTCAAGCGGGGCTGAGCTCTTGCGGGTCACCTCGTTGGCGTCGTCCGCGATCTCCAAGGCCACGGCGCGCTGAAGCCCTGTCACCTGCGGGCCCAGTACGTCCCGCAGTTGGCGTCGCAGCTCGTAGCCCACGTGCGTCCTTCTCTCGGCTGGTGCGGTCGGTGGTTGGTCGCCCGTGGCGGGAGGCTCGCGGCCAGTCCCGCCACGGGCCGTCAGGGGCGCGCTGTCAGGCGTCGCTGTGGCGCGGCTTGTTCGCGGCCGCCGCGAGGCCGAGTGCGTCCAGGAGGAGCGCCTGGTCGTCTGCGTCGCGGGACCTGCCGGCGACGTACCGCCGGGCCGCGTCCCGCTGCTCGGGCGTGGTCGGCGGGATGCGCGTCTCCCACGTGCTGACGTGATCGGTCGCTTCCGTCATGCCGCACACTCCTCGGCCTGAGCCCGCCGCTGGCGTCGGTACAACTCGGCGCGCTCCGCCGGGTCGAGGCCGCCACGCACGCCGTACCGGTTCCCCGCCGTTGCGGAGCCCTCGCGGGCCATCTCCGAGTCGAGACAGACCTCGCGGACCGGGCACCGGGCGCACCACGCCTTTGCAGGTAGGTACGCCAGCTTGGCTGCGGTGCCGACGCCCGCCGGATGGAACAGGTCCGGGTCTGCTGTCCGGCAAAGCGCCTGGTCCTCCCACCGATCGCCCCTGCGCGCGCTCATGCTGCAGCCTCCGGGGCATGCACCCAGCGCGAGACCGTGCGCTCGTGGACCTGAAGGTCCCGGGCGATGTCCTTCTGGTGGTCGCCGAGGTGGTGGTACCGGATTCGGGCCGTCAGCTTCTGCTCCTCGATCAGCAGCTCCCGGACCCCGCTCGGCGCGGCCCGATGGACGGCGACATCCCGCAGAGTCTCCTGACGGTCCGCAGGCTTGGCAGCCCGACCGTGCTCGTCCCATGTGAGGTAGCCGAGTGCGGCGACCACCGTGGTGTTGGGGTCGACGAGCCCGGCGAGGACAACGATCAGCGCGTCCCGTTCGGCCTGGTCAAGCTCGGCGAGGATGTGCGCGACATCGCGGTGATCCCCGTCGCCGTGGACAACGCACGCCAAGCCGGCGGCGATCGGCAGAAGACGCTCCGCGAGGTCCCCGCGCTCGGTGGCGCTCACGCAGCCACCTCCGGCACCGCGACGCCGGCCCGCAGGTGCGCGCGGCGGATCGACTCCCACTTGATCGCGAGGCGCATCTCCACGCCCTCCGACGACAGGCCCTCACGGAGCAACTCGGCGGTGTCCTCGACGATCGCGGCGACGCGCGAGACGTGCAGGCCGTACTTCGGCTCCTCCGCCGGGTCGTCGATGTCGTCCCACACGGCCGCGGGGTGGAATCCGTGCTGGGCCGCCCACTGCCGCGCACGCGACGCGGCCTTCGGCGACACCCCGTACTCCTCGGGCCGCCTGCCGCCCAGCTCCGCGAACACGGCCTCGACCTTCAGCGCCGTTCCCAGAAGCACGAACCGGTCCGTCCGAAACAGCCGGCCAACATTGCTCTGGTGCACCTGCAGCCGTCGCGCCAGGACGACGGCCGGGCATCCGGCGACGGCCATGGCCTGCATACGCCGGCCGGTCCCGACTCCATTGAGCCGGGAGGCGTTGGCCGGGACAACCTCGTCCGCAACCGCCACGGCGAGGACCCGACGCTCGGTCGCCCGGCGGATGTCGCCGCGCCTGTTGACGATCCGGCGCAGGACCCGATCGCTGACGTCGGCAGCGGCGCCGATCTCGGCGTCGGTCTTGCTCCTTCGAAGCGCTTCGATGTGCCGTGCGGCGCGGTCGGGCGGGCAGGTGTCGCCGCGGCCGGTCTGCCGGAAGTAGGTGTTGCGGCGGTTCCGGGCGGCCGCCGCGGTGGTGCACTCGGCGCGGCGGCAGCCGCGCCAGTAGCAGCGGTGGTCGCCATGCGGGACGGGCTGGAGGGTGGTGCGGGTCACGGGGTGCCTCCCTGGCGTGGGATGAGCGGCCAGTCGCCGTCGACCACGGCGGCTGGGTCTTTCTGGCGGAGGTGCGTCTGGAGGCTCGCGGCCTGTTCGCGGGCCCAGACGGTTTGCTGCTCGTGCAGCTCCGGCAGGGTGGGCGCCCGCAGCTCCGGGTACTTGCAGGCGAGTTGGTAGGTGACGCGGGCCGCAGCAATGGCGTCCGCGTCCGCCCGGTGTGCGCCGTTCAGCTCGACCTCGTAGTGCCGGCACAGTGCGGTGAGGTTGCGGCTGCCGGGCCGGAACTTGTCCACCTGCTTGTCCAAGACGATCGGGTCGAGGACGTACGGCTCGCGGCCAGCCTGCTCGGCGAGCGACGGCTGGCCGTAGCGGGCCAGTTCGCGGTCGAGCAAGGTCAGGTCGAACCTCGCGTTCATCGCCACGATCGGGCGGCCGGCCTCGATCTCGCGGGCGAGCAGCCAGGCGATCCGACGGACCATCAGCTCGCCCGGACGGCCGAACTTACGGGCGTACGCGGTGCTGATGCCGTGAATTTTGGTCGCGGCCAGGGGGATCTCGATGCCGCCCGCGTCGGAGAGCCAGGTGCGGGTCTCCACCGGCTCGCCGGCCACGCACCACACCAGTGCGGCGGTGACGATCCGATCGTCCTCGACGTTGACGCCGGTGGTCTCGGTGTCGAACCCGACCCACTCGGACAGGTACCAGGGAGTCATTCTCCGTCCCCTGCCGTGAGTTGGGGCAGCGCAATGTCGGTCAGCTGGCCAGCCCGCCACGCGTCGGCAACGAGCTGCTTGCCGGTCTTCTCGAACCGCACCGAGTGCGAGCGGGCGCGGGTCGCGCGGATCTCGACGCCGGGCACGTCGTGCACGACGCCGGTCTCCTTGTCGACCCATTGCGGCACTCCGGCGGCGGTGAGCTCGCCGAGGAGAAGCGTGGTGAACGCGGGGCGGACCTCGGTGGCGACCCGGCGGGTGATGTTGGCCTCGCCAGCGGGGTGGTGGTCGCGGACCCACGCGGTGTACGCCTCGACGTCGGTGACGACGGCGGCGGGGGACGGATCGGTCAGGATGATCTTCGCGACGAGGGTTCCGTCAGGGAGCTTCGCGTCGACCTGCCGGACTCCGGCCGAGTCGTCGAGGGCGGCCTGAACGTCGTCGCGGGCCGTCTTGAGTTCGCCGTCGATCGCGTCGCGAAGTGCCTTGAGGACCGCTTCTCTCGTGGCCGCTTCCTGCATGCTCATGGGTCGTGGTCTCCTGTGGTGTGCGGGCCGCCCCTGTTTCGGGCAGGGACGGCCCGTGGTGCGTGGGTCAGGCGGCGGCGCGGATCATCTCGGCGGCCTCGCGGAGCTGGTCAACGGTGGCCTCGGTGGGCTTGACGCCGTACGAGGACTGGAAATCAGCGTCGAGGGTGGCGGCGAAGCCCTTCGCGATGGCGACGGCGCGGAGTTCGTCCAGCGCAGTGCGCAGGCTCTCGTCGGGCGCGGTGTCAGCGGTCGACGCGCGACCCGAGGGCACCGAGCGGAGCGGATGCACCAGGGCCTGCCGTTCGGCAGCGATCCGCTCATCCGTTACCCGAGCCGCGTCCTTCTCGACCGCGTGGTAACCGGAGGCAGCAGCCAGAGCCACCTCGTGGTCGGTCGGCTGCTGGCGCGAGGTCGGAGCGGATGGCCGGGCCTGGGCGGTGCGCAGGGAGCGGCCGCGCTCGATGATGAACTCCCCGAGGGTCGTTGGCGCCGCGGTGACGGGGTGCAAGATCGCGCCGCCGAGCATGCGGTGCCGCTCCGCCTTCGCGTGCAGCGCGAGGGCGCCCTGGTAAGTCAGCTCGTCCGCGATGGCCTCGTCCACCAGGTCGGCGAGCTCCGGCACCTCGGTGCCGTCCTGCAGCCACGCGAGGACCGTGGCCGCCATGTCTGCGCCAGGGCGGTTGACCACCGCGCCGGACAGCTCTGGGCACCGGGACTTCGACACGACCAGGGTGTTCTCGAGGTCGAGGTCACCCACGATGTCGAACTCGTACTCGATGCCCTCGCGCTGCTCCGCCTTGGTGCCGATCTTCTTCGGCTGCTTCTTTCCGCGCGCATCCTCCTCGATGACCCACTCGGACTTCGTGCGCATCGTGACGATGACGTGCCCGGGGTAGGCGAGCAGAGCCTCGATCATCGCCCGCTCGAACGGCCTCGCGTCCTTCCAGCCGCCCCAGTTGCCGCCGCCACCGGACCGCTTGCCGATGGCGTCGACCAGCTCGAGCATGCCGCCGGTCCCCATCCAGAAGTGCGACAAGGAGTCGACGATGACGGCGCCGTACCCGGCCGCACCCGCTGCGGCGAGCGCGCTGACCAAGTCGCGGGGGTCGAACTTGTGCATCTGGAGCGTGTCGAACGCGAAGCCGTGGCCGGACTTCCCTGCCGCGTACTTCGACGCCGATCCGCGCTCGGTGTCGATGAGGGCGACGCGGTCGGCCATGGCCGTCGCCATGGCCAGCGCGGTGTAGGTCTTGCCAGCCCCGGACGGACCGGCCAGCGCGATGCGGGCCTTGGCCTGCTCGCGGGTCGCCGGGGCGAAGGTGAAGGTGCTCATCGGGTGGTCTCCGGTGTGGCGGCCGGGGCACGGTCGGCCCCGGCCAGGTGGCGGGTGGTCACTTCGCTGCCGCGGTCTCGCGCGGCTTCGTCTTGCCGGCCTCGATCGCCGCGAGCTCCGTCGCGCCGTAGCCGAGCGCGTGGTTGAGCTGCTGCCGCAGGCCATCGCGGTCGCGGGTGAGGCGGCCGTTCTCGCGGGTGAGGTCGTCGAGTCGCCTCAGGAGCTCCCGATGCCCGGCGGTCACGGCCTCGCGAGTGGTGACGAGCGCGGCCTCGGCTGTGTCAGCGCGACGCTGCTCGGCCGTGGCCCGGGCGGCGAGGGCCGCGTTGTCGGCGTTGGCCGCCTTCACGTCATGACGCAGCCGTTTCATCGATGCGGACAGCTCCGCGAGCGCCTTCTTCGTGATCCACGGCATGTCAGGCCGCCTTTCGCTGGTGGGGGAAGGCGATCCCGACCATGCGGAGCACGGTCTCCGCCAAGTGCCGGGCCGCGGTCATGCCGTACCGGGCCTGCGTGCCACCGAGGCGGTCCGACATGACCTCGATCAGGGCGTCCTGTGCCGGGCCCGAGGCGTCGTCGATGGCCAGCAGCTCCTCGGCGATCTCCTCCGGGGCGTCGGCCGACTCGCGGGCGAGCGCCCGGATCAGCGCGGCGAACAGCGGATGAGCGTCGATCGCGACACCCAGACCGGTCGGGTGCACCCACAGCGGGTACGGGCCCGACACCTCAACCGCCGGACGGGCGAGCATCCCAGCCGCGTCCAGCGCGGCAGCGATCTCCTCCGGCGTACCCGTGGTGCTGCTGATCAGGATGGCCGCGCGACGGGCGACCGGGTTCTCGATGGTCATCAGATCTGTCCCATCGAGCGCAGGTGGGCGATCGTCGCCGCGTAGTTGTGCCGGACGTCCTCTGACCAGTCCTGCAGTTCACCGTGCTCGTCGAGCCACTGCTCGAACACCGCGAGCTCGGCCTCGCTGTACTTCTCCCGCACCGGGAGCGGCTGCGTTTCGACGCTCACGCCGCCACCGCCTCAGCGGCCGGCGCGTACGCCTGCACGTAGACCCGAACCTCGGCGTAGTCACCCGACGCCATCCGGAACCGCCGCGAGTTGCCCCCGTGCTCGTACGACACGGGCTGCCACTCCTCCAGCTCCAGCGCGGCCACCCACAGGGGGAACGCGTCGGCATCGGCGTCGGACAGGTGGACCGTCACCTTGCGGCTCGTCGCCGACAGCGACGTGGCCGGCAGGTGCGGGAACTCCCGGGCCAGCGTCAGCGCGGCCGTCAACGGGCCTGCGGACGAGCGGATCTGGTGGTCCTGATTGGTGCTGGTGGGGCTAGGCTGAGTGCTCACGGCCCCTCCTTTCGCTGTGGGTGGGGCTGGGGTCGTCCCCTGGGGTCGCAATCCGGGGGCGGCCCGCCCATGTGATGTGGGTCAGGCGGCGCGGCCGCGTCGGACGATGCGCGCCGGGACGCGGAACATCTCGTAGATCGCGGCGAGGTCGTCGTCGGAGAACACCAGCCACTTGCCGGGCCGGCTGTGCGGGAAGCCGCGGTGGTTCGCACCGTCGCGGAGCCACCGCTCGCCGACCCTGAGCAGGGCGGCGGCCTCACCCGGGCTGTGGTAGCCGGCCGAAGTCCCCTTCTTGGGGGGCTTGGTGGGAGTGACGGACAGGGCTGCCATGTCAGGTAGTCCTCTGCTGTGGTTGGTCCTCGCCAGGAGCGAGGAGCTGCTGATCGGTCGCGCCGAGGACTTCGCGGAGAGCGCCGTAGACGCTCGCCCGGACGCGGCGACGTGATCCGGTCTCGATCCGGCTGAGGTAGTTCGCGCTGATGCCGACCTGGATGGCCAAATCGCGCATGTCAGTACCGGAGAGCTTGCGGATCCTGCGGATCGCCGCCCCGTCTACCTCGACTGTGGATCGTTGGGGCATGCGTAGAACGTAGCAGCTTCTCGTAGCTTTGCCTAGCAGCTTCTCGTAGTTTCTGGCGCGAGCTAGCAGGATCTAGCATCGGCATATGCCAGGTTGTAGCGAGAAATCGGACAGGTTGGGAGTCTCCTAGCAGTGACTGGGTGGTCCTGCGATGATGTGGGAATGCCAAGGAATGCTGAGGACCTGCGACGACTCGGCGGAGCCGTCACCACGCGCCGCACCCAGTTGAAGCTGTCCAAGGACGAGTGCGCCCGACGCGCGAGCATGTCGAACACCACGTGGACGCGCGTTGAAGACGGTCTCGGCGTCCGCGATACGACCTACTCGCGCGTGGACGACGTCCTCGGCTGGCCGACCAAGACGTGCGAGCAGATCCTCGACGACCCCGACTTCCACCCCTTCCCCTCCGAGAAGGCGGCCGGCGCGAGGTACTCAAACCCGCCGGTCGACGAGGCCGCACTGCGCCAGGCGATCCAGAACGCCACGATCGCGACCGTGCCCGACCTGACGGGCGCCCAGATCATGGCGTTGCAGGAGCGTGCGATCGAGGAGCTACGTAAGCGCGGCAAGCTGCCCGGCGCGTAGACGGCGCACGCGGTTCACAACCAGCTTCCGCCGTGGCCTAATCGTTACCTGGGGTTCGATTGGTCCCGCGCGCTTTGTGGGTCACACGTGGTCATTTTGTGGAAGGCTTAACAGCCTTGGGGGTGCCATCCTCTCCGCGAGGTGGGCCAATGCACGTCTTGCACGTCTGCCATTTTGTTGACCTCGGGCCAGCCTTCATCGGCTGGGCCGCCGACGTTGAAGGGGCGGTCACCTGCATCGTCACGCCGCGCGTGCACGATGACGAAGCCGTTCGGAACCAAGCCCGCGAACTCCTCCACCGCGCCGGAGCCGACCCGGAGCCCTGCTCCTCTGCCTGCCCCAACGCCCTTCCCCCACGGGAGGGCTGATGGGATGGTCAGAGAAGCGCGGCGGCACCTGGCGCGCACGATTCAAGCTGCCCGACGGGACCTACGGCTCCGAGCCGGGCTTCCTCACGAAGGCACAGGCTGACGCCCACTGGCAGGCGCAGGAGACCGACGTCCGGCGAGGAGACTTTTTCGACCCGAGCGCCGGCGAGCTGATGACCTTCCAGGAGTGGGCCGAGCAGTGGCTCCAGACGGTCGACCTCGCGCCGGACAGCGAGTACAACTACGCCAAGCGCATCCGGCGACTGAACAAGCAGTGGGGTAATGTCCCCCTCTCCCGCATCACCACGACGGCGTACCTCGCCTGGGAGAAGACCGTTCGCTCGGAGTTGTCGTTCAACTACTCGACCCAGTTGCTGCAACTCTTCCGAATGATCATCGCGGATGCGGTGGCCCACCAGCCTCCCCTGCTCAAGGCATCGCCCGTTCCCGCTCTCAATCGGCGGCGGGGCCGCTACACAGCGCCGCCACCGAGTGAGATTGTCAGCGTCACCGCCGAGCAGGTTGAGGAACTGGCCGAGAACGCCCGCGCCGTCTGGGGCCTGACCGGCTACGTCTTCGTGCTCACCAAGGCCTACTGTGGGCTGAGGCAGGGTGAGATGTACGGCCTGCGCAGGGAGTGGTGCTACCCGAACTGGCCCAAGTCGGACCCGGGTTGGGCTGAGAACCCCGGCGGACGGACGGCCGAGCGCAAGCGCGTGAAGGCCGCAGCCGAGCGGTACGCCAAGATGCCGGCGCTCCGCGTGCAGTGGCAGCACCAGTACGTGAAGCCGCGCGAGGGCGGCAAGCGCGTGCCCACGCTCGTGCTGCCCAAGTACGGATCGATGCGCGACCTGGTGCTTCCGCCGTTCCTGGCAGACCTCCTGGTTCAGCTCCTGGACTCGCACGACAGCGAGTGGGTCTTCCCCGCGATGGGTGGCGGCCCGCTGCTGACCACCGACTTCTCCACCCACGTCTGGATGCCGATCGTGCGTGGTGCCGACGAGCGCACTCGACGGGTTCGGCGCCCCAAGATCGAGCCGGTGGAGGGGCTGGAGGACGCTGTGCCGCACTGGCTCCGCCATGCTATGAAGCGGTGGGTCGACGAGGACGGGCATTCGCGTGTTGCCGTGGAGACCCGAATGGGACACCGGCTGCAGGGCGTTGAGGGTGTGTACGCTGGCGTCACGCCGACGATGGAGCTACGGATCGCCGAGTCGCTCCAGGAGCGATGGGAGAAGGCCAGAAGTTGATCTCCCACTTCTCTCCCACTTGATCTTCCAAAGGGGAGTCACCCGCAGGTCAGAGGCCTGCCGGTGACTCCCCTTTAGGAATCGACCACATTACCCAGCAACAATTGAAGCTGCGATGTTCTGGCAGGTGAAGTGCACTGGCCTGCATGTATGTCCCCGAGGGACTTGGGCGAATCTAGCAGGAGCTGGCACAAGCTAGCAGCTTCCCCTGAAGATCATCTCCCATCGTCTCCCATTTGGGCACGAAGAGCCGGAGCCGAGTCGTCTCGCACTTGGGGGTGCCTGAACCGACTCGACCCCGGCCGTCTCGCTGCGGGGGCCCATGTCGCCCCGCCGAGCCCGCCCGCCGACGGGAGCTTCATTACCCAGGAATCGAACATATGATCCCGCCATCTGCGTTTAGGCACAACAGTGCTTACATGCAGGTGGCGGACCGTTCGAGCAAGTGGAGCGTACCCACTTGCTTCGAGATGCACCTATATGGGTGCGGACTTTTTCCGCAGGTCAGACCAGCGTTGTTTGGATGCCCGCCAAGATCCACCTGCCGCCGGAGCTCGCCGCCGACCGACAGCGAGACGGTGCCCGCATCCGTCGCCTACGCCGCGACCGCGGATGGACCCAGGAGAACCTTGCCGAGCGAAGCGGGCTCGACCGCAACACGATCAGCCGCATGGAGACCGGCACCCGCGGGCTACCGATCACCGCCTACTACCTCGTCGCCCACAGCCTCGGCGTCCCGCTGTGGCGACTCTTCCGGGACGAGTGATGAAGCCGTCCGGGCCCCCGTGGGGGCGCGGGCCCGGACGGCGCTCTAGGGCGATGCGGGCAGGCGGCCTCGCGCACCGGCAGACTTCCGGAGAGCCTTCGTCAGGGCCTGGGCAGTGACGAGGTTGACTCGCCCGAGGTTGATCAGCGGTGTGCCGCCCACGGTGCTCGCCAGGTCGACGCCGACGGACGGCAGGAGGACGCCTACAGCACTCAGGGCTTGCTCCAGGTCGGCGAGAACTGCGTCCGCCTGGGCCCAAGGGTCTTCAACGCTCATCGCTAGGCCCACCGAATCAGCATCTCGGTCTCGTGCGCGCGATGTCCCACCTGCAGCGGCGCGGTCCACCGGCCATCGCGCTCGAGAACCGCGCGGATACCCGGCTCGGCAGCCGGCGCCAGAGCCCGCATTGTGGAGTGCCACGCCGGGAGCCACGCCTCAACATCGGCGACTTGGCGTAGGGCGTCCATCGCGTTCGCCAGCGTCGGATACGTCGCGGCCGGCATCACGTCACCGCTGATCGACGCCTCCACCCGTGCGGTCACTGGGCCGCTCCCAGGTGCTCCGTGCAGACGGCAATGTCGTAGTCCCGAACGATGTCCTCGCCATCCGGAACGCTGATCATGCCAGCGGGGTATAGGGGTTGCTCCCGGGTTCCGCAGACGTGGCATCGGTCGGAAAACAGCAAGAGCAGGGCAGTGTCGTTGGCTGATGCCGTGATCGGTCCGGAGTAGCCGAGATGGCCGGATGCGGCTTGCGCGAGTGTGCTGCGTCGCTCGCGGTCGGCGGGCGTGCGCCGGATGGGGACAGAGTGTGGCTGACCAGGCCTCATGATCATTCCTCGTGGTTGTCGAAGCACCGACAGTGACGAGTCTGACCAAGAACAAGGGCCGGAAGTATCACACCTTGGTGATAGTTCCGGCCCTTCGAGGATCTGTCACATGCCAACCCAATGTGCCAGGTTGGACAGTGTCCCAGGCGTTGCCCGCTTTGCAGCCACAAGCCCCGAGACGGTCTCTCGCACCGTCGGGTGATACCTCATCTGCTGCGGCGCCATCTCCCGGGCCCGCCAGAGATTCCGCAGCGATGCCTCGGTCTGTCCGATCCACAGCTGGGCACGCGCGACCTCGGCAATGTGCGCCGACGCACGCGACCGCGCCCACGACTCCGGAATCACCATCCGCCCGGCAACCGCCACGGCCTCCGCGTACTTGTCCATCTCGGCGAAGGTGCTGACCTCGTGCGCTGCGACGTTCAACGGCCCGAACGACAGCCAGTAGACCTGCTCGGCAGGGCCCGTCAGTTCAGCGATCCGGCGGGCCTCGTCAATGTGCCCAGCCGCGGCATCGCCATCCCCGGACCGGGCCTGAATAACCGCCCCACCCAGGTGCAGCTGCCCGGACACCACGTCACGCAGTCGGCCAGAGTCGGCCTGCTCCAGAGTGCTCAGCCCCACGGCCACGAGCCTCTGACCGGTCCGGTACTGGCTGGAGCGGAGATAGACGAGGGACCGAAGGTACTGGCGAACGGCAGAGAGGACTGGATCGGCAGCGCGCTGAGCCGCCCACTCCATCCGGTCGAGCGCGACGACGCACAGGTCGGGGTATCCGAGCTTCGAGGTGACATCGTAGGCCGTACGGTAGGTGGAGGCGAGCGTGCGCCAGGCGTCTGCGGTCGGCTGCGCATGTGCCGCCGTGGTGGCCTCCGCGATCAGCGACGGCAGCTTGGACGCGACCAGCTTGAGGTTGGTCGCACGAACCTCGGCGCACAGATGCTCGGCCTCTGCGGCAATGACGCGGAGCGGGCGTGGGCTGATCTCAGGATCCGCGCCGAGGTCATACAGGTCGAGGGCCTCGCGGATCGGCTGGATGAGGATGTCCAGCTCGTCCTGGCGGAGTTCAGTGAGGTACGGCTGCCCGGTAAGGTCCACAGTCTGGACGGCCAGAGTGCGCGCAATAGCCCCGATCACCGCAGGACTGGCAGGCTTTGCCCCGATCTCGATCTTAGTGAGAAGGCTGTAGGACACGCGTGCGCGCTCGGCGAGAGCGCGTTGCGTGAGATGGCGCAGCTTGCGGTAGTGCGCGATCCGTGCGCCGGTGTGCTCGGCCGAGTGCTGGGGCATACTGGACTCCGTTCCTTGCGACCACTTGGAACGGTACCCCTTCGTGGGGTCGAAGCACACGAGAGGGGTCCGGCATCGGGCCCCTCTCGTGCGTTTCGTCCGTGGGATCATGAGGTGTGCCCGAGTTTCCTTGTGACCTACTGGAGTTGCAGGACGCGTTGCTGCGCGCTGAGGCGGCATACCGGGAACAGGTCGGGGTGCTGTACGGGCATCCGGTGATGGTGCAGGCGCGCGCGGACGGGACCATTGCGGATGTGTCAGCCCGGTTGCGCGCGGCAGCCAAGACGGCCTGACACGGTCTCACCAACCGGGTATCACCCACGCCCCACGCGCGGTACCGTCACATCCTGGCCACAACCCGGGAGGCGACGCCATGCGCGCCCGAACAGCCACCCTGTTAGCCCTCGTACCACTCGCCGCAGGCTGCCGTGTCTTCCCGGCGCCCACAGTGGTCGGTACCGCCAACGCCACCACCCTGGTCAACCCAACCCAGTACGGCGACGCCCAGCTCTTATCCTGCGGACCAGGCGCCACCGCCCAGGTCACCATCACCAACCACGGCCCCACGACGGCCAACTACACCATCACCGTCGCGTACCGTTCCGACGACGGCCGCGTCGCCACCCGCGGCGTCCTCGAGGTCAGCCGACTCGCTGCCGGCCAGACCGCATCGTCACCAGCCCCCGGGGCCCCGATGGAGAACGTCCTCACCTGCGCCCTCGAGGACGTCCAGCGCCATCCGGCTGGCTGAGACACGACGACGCCCCGCCCTCCCATAGGAGAACGGGGCGTCAGCGCTCAGTGCTGGTACAGGGCGACGACGCCAGCGACCCCAGCGGCCGCGGCCGCGAGGACACCGATCGTTGGCCATGGCCAGCGCCCCGCCTCGAGGTGTCGGAGCCGGCTCTCGTGGTCGTCAAGTCGGCTGTCGACCTCGCGATTGGTGTTCCCGAGAGCGTCCAGCTTCTGCTCGATCTTCGCCTCGAACCGGATGAGGCCGTCAGCCACTCGGCGGAACTCCTGATACATCTGGGCCTGTGTGATGACCACCCCACCGTCGTCGCCCCCGAGGGGCGTGCTCACGGTGCGGCCGGCGGAACGGTGCCGTTCGAGGCCGCCGGAGGCACGATCGGGGTCACGGTGGCCGGGGCGGCGCCCGGAGCCGGGACGTTCGACTGCACGAAGTTCATGAGGTGGAGCCGGTCCGCGAGACTCGCCCAGGGCACCACCGGCGCGAACTGCCGGTACACCGCCTCCGCCGCGCCCACCGCGACGGACAGCAGCACCTTCCGGTCGAGGTGATCGGTGCCGAGCGCCGCGAGCTGCGACACGAACGCGAACACGAACAGGCGGAGCACCCGGGCGGCCTGCTGGCGCACGTGCGCGCTCCCGAGGTCCTTCTTGAGCTGGTCGACGATGAACATGTGATCTCCCATCAGGCGCGCAGGGCGCGGTCGTAGGCGCGGAGCTGGTTGAACTCCTCGTCGGAGCCGAACGCGATCTCGTAATCGCAGGCCGGCGAGCCCCACAGGGTCCACTCGGCGGCGGTGATCTGGCGGACGAACCCGGTGGGCCAGATACCGAAGACCTCGGTGCCTTCACCCTGCTGAGGGTCGCCCTTGACGAGGATGAGTCCCTCCGGCTTCGGGTGGCTCGGCGCGCTCGCGGGAGCCGGGGTAGCGGTGGTGCTCATGGTCAGACTCCGATCGCTCGGTACGCCCGCGGCCGGTGGTGGCGCGGGGACGGGTTGGGGATGGGCGCGGCCGGGCTGATCCCGGGCATCCACTGCCCGTAGTCAGCGGTCATGGCCGTGTTGCGGTCGCAATCGACGCCGTTGATAGTGATCGAGCCCTCCTGGCGCAGGTGCGCGTGGACGTCCCAGACACCGCCGGACCACGCATCCGTCTGCCAGTACCAGGACACGAGCCCCGAAGCGGACCCGCCCTGGATGACCCGTAGGCCGCCGTACACACCGCTGCGCGCCGGACCGAGGACCGACGCCCAGCCCGCGGCGTACGGCTCGACGCTGGCCCAGTCGGTGTCCGTGTCCACGGCGAAGTAGATCGGCCGCGAGTCGGGCATGCCGGCGGCAACGGCCTGCGCGTACGCCAGCTGCGCGTCCGCGACGCCAGCAGCGTGCCCGGCGAGGGGCCGCTGCGCGCTGTCCTCGAAGACGCAGGCCGACCAGACGCCGTGCGCGGCATTGTCGTCCGCCTCGGCCCTCGTGATGTCCTTGCTGCTGTCGTGCCCCAGGTACCGGGCCGCGCCCTGGACGCCCGCAGCCTGAAGGGCCGCGCCGCCTGGGTGCGACCACGCGTAGTCGACGATCACGGCGTCTCCTTCAGTTGGTGTAGCTGGGTGATGTGGCGGCGGATCAGGACGTGATGGGCGGCGGCCAGCGGCACCCACAGGACGTTGGCGGCCAGGTTCGGCCAGATCTGGCCCCACGCACCCCACAGCCACCCGCTCATGACGCTGCCTCGTCCGACCGGTCCGGCGGCTGCACGCCCAGGTGCATCCCGATGGCCCGGTTCCAGGCGAGCGACTCCTCGTTGACCTCGAAGTCGTGCTCAGCTCGGACCCGGTCGTGCTCGCCCTGCCGGTTCTGGCTCATGAGGATGATCGGCGTGGCGTACGCCGCCTCAGCTGACATGAACAGGTTCAAAAATACGAATGGGAACGGATCCCACTGCGCCTGAGTGATCATCAGGACGACGGCGTCCTGCGGGCTGTGCGCGGCGCCCACGACCTGGAGCAGGGCGATGATGGCCTGCGTGTTGACGAACATCCAGATCGCCATGAGCACGGTCTGGATGATGATGAACTTCCAGGAGCCGACGAACGACGCGACCGCGTCCGCGACCCGGTCGCCGAACGTCCGGTCGTCGTGCCGGGCGATGTTCGCCGGGTGCCGGTGCATCTCGTCCATCACGCCGCCTTCCTGGCCGCAGCGGCGAGCATGTGCGCGTGGATCGCGTCGACCCGGGCGAGCGCCTCGGCGGCCATGACCTCGTCGCGGATTATGGTGAGCTCGTTGTCCTGGAGCTCCTCGCCACTGTGGCTCAGATTGGTGGAGCCGCTGACCCGGTAGACGCCGTCGATCACCATCAGCTTCATGTGCTGAATGGCACCCTTCTCGGACCGGCCGATCGCGATGCTGGACGCGGGGTACGACTCCCGGGCGAGGATCTCGCGCTCGTGTACCGCGCCAGCCTGGCTGGAGTCGAGGGTGAGCTGCACCTCGATGTCGGGGTCGGTGAGCTTCTGCTTGATGACGTCGGCGAGTTCGTCGTCGTCGAAGCCGTACATCGCGATGCTGAGGCTGCTGGACGCCGAGCGGACGAGAGCGAGCAGCGCGCCGTGGACGTCGTCCACTGGGGAGAAGAACGAGCGGACGTTGCCCGGGTAGCCGGGCGGGAAGCCGCCGCGCTTGTGCGCATCGAGGGCGGTCAGGTCGGTGATGGCCATCCGGAACTCCGTGGAACCAGTGGGACGACAGTGCGATACGGCCACCATGGTGATCAGCCCGCCGGACAAGCCCCCGGCCAGCGCTCTTGCGCTAGTTGGTTCGCGTCAGCCGGATCCACGACCCCGCATACACCGTCGTCGCCGTCGCACTGCTCGCGTTCTGAGCCCACATCAGCTGGATGTTCCCGGCAGTCGACGACACGGTGACGTAACCGCGCGGCGTCGCCGCATTGTGCGCACCACCAGTGCCATACGTGCCCGCGGTCAAGACGTTGCCGCTCAGGTTGGTGTTCGACGCGTACTTCTGCGAGGTGTCGTTCGACGCGTTACCGAGCGGCCCCCAGCGGAGCGTGGCACTGGCCGGCAGCGACCAGTCGAACTTGATGTCGCCCGTGCCCGGACCGAACTGGCCGTCGTAGTCGATGAACCCGTCCAGCAGGTACGTGCCGTTGGCCACCACGGGCAGCGTGAGCTCAAGGTCGTTGACCAGTGTCGTCGACGACGTCACGGACTGGTTCACGGTTTTCGTGACCGTCACCGGCAGCATCGAGTTCAGCAGCGCCGCGGTGATCCGCTGACCGGCCGCTATCGACGGAAACGTCGCCATCAGATCCTCCTCCTACAGCGCCGCGATGGCAGGCTGGAACAGCCGCACGTCAGTGCCGACCGTCTGGGGCTTCACAACGCCGTTGACCGAGCGAATGACGCTCATCGTCTGCGGCGATACCGACGACACCGACGCGGACGGCACCAGACGAAGACCCCACGCGTACCAGCTGTTAGCGGCGGCTGGCGTGCCGCCGTGCCGGCCCCGCATGACGGCCCGCGACGCCGACGCCGGCGCTGTGAGCGTCTGCTGGATGAACGTCCACACGCCCGCGGGCACGGACGTGGCCGAGCCCAGACCGCTGCTCAGGAACGTGCCGCTGGCGTCGTACCAGTCGACTCCCGGCCGCAGGTCGGACCAGCCGTTAGGGCTGTACGCCCACATGCACGCGATGTAGGTGGCCGTCGGCGTCACCGTGCCGACCCCGGTCAAGTTCCCGCGGACACCACCCGATGCCGACACTCCGTCCGGAACGATGAGGATCGACGCCGACGCCCCGTAGGCCATGTTCACGATGACCGTGTTGTAGCTGATCGTGCTGCTCTGCGCGTTCCAGCCCGTCAGATCACCGGTGGTGAGGAACGCATTCGGGGAACTGAGCACGGTGCCGACCGCGAGGACGGTCACCCGCTCCCCGCCGACCACCAGATCGAACGGGAACTGGGACAGGTCGGTTGTCCATGTCGGGCCGCTGGTCGTCGTACTGACGCTCAGCGTGGTGTCCGTCGCGAGGGCACCCGAAGCGAGCTGGCTGCCGTCTGTGTCGGCGCGCCCGTAGAACGGGTCATCGGCCACCGCGACCCGGTACGGGGATTCGGGCGCGCCGGTGTACGTGATGACGTGCTGGAAGTGGTCGATCGTCTCGGACGTCCCAAGCGCGATCTGGCTGATCCCGTCCGGCGGAAGCCACGCCGGCGTGCTACTCACCGTGATCCGGTCACCCAACCGCACGGCAAGGGCCTGCTGCCGCAACGCCGGGTTGCTAACGAACGGGGCGCGGGCGAGGTTCAGCGTGATCTGCGGGTACCGGGGTTCGTCGACCGTGCCGAGGTGAAGCCGCCACCCGGCCTGGTCCGAAAGGCCACTGTCGGAGTCGATGTTCACGGTCTTCGCGTCAGGGTACGGGCCGACGCCTGCGGGAGGATTCAGGATCGACAGCGTCCCCATGGGCAGCTCGGTGGTGTCCTGGGCGCCACCCGGCCGGGTCACCGTGATCTCGTTACGGGTATACCGGTCGTCGTCGATCGGCTTCGGTGCGGCGGCGAGATGCCCCGCCGAGTACGACAACGCGAGCGCAGGCGCCTGGTTCTCCAGGGTCTGCCGGATTCGGTAGCCGAGGCCGATCTGGTCCAGAAGCTCGTACTCGATGCCCATGTCGGCGGTGACACACTCGGCAAGGACGGTTGACAGGCTTGCGGTGGGCTGGACTCCCATAGCCACGGAAGCAAATTCAGCGCCGATCCGCTCATAGTTGATCCCGTACGAGAAGCACATCCGGATGAACCGATAGTCCGCGTTCTCCGAGATCGCGCCTTGCAGGACCGTTGTGTCGTCGTCGTTGCCGAAAGCATCGATCGCCATGGACTGGACCCGAATATGACCGAACGCTGTTCCGGCCGCGTCTCCATTGGGGGAAATGGCCACACCGGAGAAGATTCCTGCCTGCTTTCCCGTAGCGGTTCCGAACGCGTCGTACGCAGTTGTCGGGGTGCCCGTGGCCCCGCTAGTCAGCAAGAATATTCCAGCGTTCACAGACGTGTCCGCGCCGGACTGTGTGATCTGAAGCGTTACCTGTCCCAGGACACCGTTAATATTCGACGCGAAGGCGGATAGGCTGAAAACGTTCGCGTTGTGCGAGTCGTATCCGATGATTCCGATAGATCCGCCGCTTGATGTCGAATAGTAGATGTCCCATCGCTTGACATCACCCGTCGCGGCGACGGAACACAGCACCGTGTTGTTGGTCAGGCCGCCAGCCGGAATCACGACAAGGAATACTACCTCACTGCCGATGGGGGCAGCATAAAACGGAACTGACCCACGGAAAGCACTTCCTGAGGTCATCGCAGCAATCGGCGCGGAACCGGCAAACCCGCTGAAACTTGCCAGCGAGGGCTTACCGGAAATCGTCATCGGCGAGCCCGAAGGAAACCCTGAAGCGATGATCGTCGCGTTCGTCGAGTCCTCACACGGCCAGTACGCGACCACCGTCGCTATGACCAGCGTCTGACCCACGATTGCCGCACGCAGAGGAGACAGGCTGGGCTGCGTACCCTGACCGAGCCGCCGCAGAATGCCAGCAGCCTCGATCTCCACCCACACATCCGTACCGGTGGCGTCCCAGTCCTGCGGCCACGCCGTGACCTCGCCCCAGAACCGATAGGACTTGGCGGTCCCCGACGGAACGGACACCCGGAGTGGCTGGTTACGGGTCAGCTGACCGTAGTACGGACCCAGTGGGTTCCGCGGCGAGAACTGGCCGTTGCGATTGTTCAGCTGGAACGCGCAGCGCCCCGGGTTGGTCTGAGCACTCTCGTCCGGCTGACCCCGGTTGATGACGACCTTCCCGCCGCCGTCGCGGGTCATCACGTACGACGTGATGTCCACCCACACGCCGCCGACGAACAACTCGACCTGCAGCGGGCCGCCACTCGGCATGTCGCCGGCACCCGACGGCGGCGCAGCGAACGGAACGGGCACGCTCCGGGTTCGGAACGGCCGTGCAGCCAGCTGTGCCGCAACGTTGCCCATACGACGCCTATCCCGACTCCCTGGCAGTCAACGTGATCTGACGGCTACTCGTTGAAGACGACCCAGCACAGCATGTTGACCGCAGCCGCGAACGTGGCCCGCACCCGCAGGAACTTGCTGATCGCGATGACGGGCTGCTCGTCCGGCAGGAACTGGTACTCGTACGTCATCGCCTCGGCGCCAGCCGTCGGCGGGATCAGAACCTCGTCGAAGACACGGACCGCAGTCGGGGTTCCCTCAGCCGTGGCCGTGTAGCCCGTGGCGGAGCTACCGAGGGTCAGAAGCGAGTTCGGGGCGTTCGGGTCGAGCTGCTGCACACCGGACGCGATATGCCCCGTCACGGTGGCGGCCACATCGGTCTGGATCAGTTCGACCTGACCACCCGTCGAACCGGGCACGGCGTCCAAGGTGTACCCCCACGAGACGACCTGGATCATGCGGCTCGCTGGCGTCGCAAGCTGCAGCATCGTCTTGATGACCGTGCCCGTGGTGACCTTTGCCAGCGCTGCCGTGGTCGGCATCGGGCCGTTGTACACCTTGAAGCGATGGATGCTCACAGCTGCAAGTCCTTCCCTCTCAGCCCTGCCCGAGGACGGTCTGCACGTTGCCGCCCTGCACCCCGATGTTCTTCCGCAGCCACGACATGATTCGCCGCCACGTCGTCATCAGCCCTGCCCGAGGACGGTCTGCACGTTGCCGCCCTGCACCCCGATGTTCTTCCGCAGCCACGACATGATTCGCCGCCACGTCGTCATCAGCCCTGCCCGAGGACGGTCTGCACGTTGCCGCCCTGCACCCGGATCGTCTTGCGCAGCAGCTGCAGCAGAAGCTCATCCATGGCGCTGCCACCAGAGTTGATCTCCAGCTGCACCTTCACCGCGCCCTGGTCGGCAGAGGCCGCCATCGAGCGGGACTGCCCCGACGGAATCACCGTGCTGCCCGACGGCAACCGCACCAACTCCGGGCCCTGCTCACCGACCCACACCATCCCCGACCGCGGGCCGCCGCCAGCCGCGCCGATGATCCCGCCGTGCGCGAAACCGTGCTGGTACGAGTCGCCGTTGGAGCCCACCTCGGTGTGGACATTGACGAACTTGGTGGTCACGGTCACCGTGCGGTCCGGGATCGTCAGGATCGCGTCGGCAAGATCCTTCGCCTGTTGCTCGTTGAGGCCCATCTTCTCGGCCAAGGAGACGAGGTTGTCCCGGCCGGTCTCATAGATCTTGTTGACCTTGTCCCAGGACTCGCCGTTGTTGAGGGCCGCCTCCGCTGCGTTGTCCGTCTTCGCCGCGAGATCAGACAGCGCCTTCTCGTTACCGCGGGCCTTCTCGTTCGACAGGTCGAGCTCGCCGTTCACCATGTGCAGTGACCGGCCGTTCTCGCCCAGCGCCTTCGTGCCGTCGTCGATCGCCGCATACAGCCCGGCCATGCCGTCCAGGGCCTTCCGGTTGGCGTCGTTCAGGTCGATGATCGCTTCCTTCAGGCCCTTCGCGGTCTGCTCCTGGTCGCCGAGCTTCGCGGTGGTGTCGACGGCCTGCTGCCCGAGCGCGCCCATGCTGTCGGCGGCGACCTTCTGCTCCAGCGCGGTGCCCTGCAGCGCGTTGTTGTACTTGCTCAGCTCTCCTGCCAGTTCGGCAGGGTCCTTGCCCTGCTTCACCAGGGCTTCCTGAAGGCGCTGGAGCGCGGCGGCGGCGAGGTCGGCGTGGCCGCCCTGGACCATGCCCGCCAGGCTCTGGTCAAGACCGTCAATGTCGGCTTTCGCCTTGTTCATGCTGTTCGACTGCTGAGTGCCCAACGTGAAGATCTTGTTCATCACGTCGTTGAACTCGTCCATGCCAGCGGACTTGCCAGCCACCCGGTCCACGGCATACCCGAGCTGGTCCAGGTTCGTCCCGAAGGTCTTCCCCGCCTCGCCAGCGACCTGACCGGACTTCGCCAACTGCATCAGCGATGTCGTCAACTGGTCGATGTCCGGGCCGTTGTCCTGGTTCGCCGAGGAGAGCTGGCTGAGCATCATGATGAACAGGCCGATGCCCGTGGCGCCGACCGCCAGCTTCGCCTTCGTGCCCAGTGCCGAGAACGCGGCCCCGAGAGTGTCCAGGCCTCCACCAGCCGCAACGTTCGCCGCCTGCACCTCGAAGATCCTCAGCTTGTAGGCTGTCATAGCCTCGCTCGCGGCCTTGAAGCCCGTCACCAGACCCTCGATCAGCGCCACGACCTTGCTGATCGCCGCGAAGCCGGCAAGCGCGGTCACCAGCAGTCCGGTCACCTGGAGGACCTCGACGGTGGCCTGCTTGTGGTCGAGGAGCGCCTTGACGACCTTCTGGACGTACGGGATCAGCTTCTCGCCCAGGCTGATCATCAGGGCGTCCAGCGACGCCTGCAGCTGCTTCGTCTGGAACGCGAACGTCTGCTGAGTCTTCTCCCACGCGTCGCCGAAGCCGTTCGCGCCGGCCTCCAGTGCGGGGTACTTCGACTCCAGCCGGTCCATCTGCGACAGCAGCACGTTGAGCCCGGCGCCCGCTTTCCGTCCGAAGGCCTGGGTGATCACTTCACCCTGCTGGTCCGCCGTGATGCCCGCCTTCGTCATCCGGCCGCTGAGGTCCTCGAGGGCGAGCTTCAGGCCGCCCTTCTGCATGTCGTCGGCGAGAGTGCTCTGCGTCAGCCCGAGACGCTTCAGGGCGTCCGCGCCGGATGCGACGGGCTGCGCGAGCGCCTGTACGGACATGCGGAGCTGCGTGCCGGCCGCCGCGCCCCGGATGTTGTTGTCGCCAAAGACCGCCAAGCCAGCTCCGACGTCGGCGATCGACAGGCCGAAGCCCTTGACCGTGGCGACCATGCCGGACCCGAACGCCTTCGCCAGGTCCTGCATCTGCATGTCGCCGACACCAACGGTGGCGTTGAGAACGCCCATCGCCTGGGACATGTTCTCCACGCCGGGGATGCCCGAGGCCACGGCGGCGGTCAGTGCGTTGGTGACGTCCACGAGGTTCGCGTGGCCGACCGCCGCGCCCTCCGCCGCGATCTTCGTGGTGTCCAGCGCCTTCGCGCTCGTGATGCCCATCGACTCGAAGTTCGACTCGACATGGAACAGCGACTCCGCCAGCGAATCCGGGCTGAACCCGACCTGGCCAGCGAGGTCGAGCACGCCCTTCGACAACCCAGCGATCTTGTCCTGTGAGACGCCCGCCTGCGTGTTGAGCAGCGCCATCTTCGAGTCGAAGTCGCTGGCCATGCGGATCGACTCGCCGAGGAACCCGACCATCGCGACGCCCGCCAGCGCCGCCGTCTTGTTGACCTTCGACATGGTGGACTCCATCGCGGAGGCGCCTTCCTTCGCCTCCGCGAACGCCGGGCCGGTGAGGTTCTTGGCCGTCACCAAGATCTCAACAAGATCAGGCATCCCGGTCTCCCCTCCCACCCAGCTCGGTGATCGTCAGCAGGCGCAGCATCTCCGCCGGCTCCGCCAGCACCTCCGACGGCAACTTGTGCCAGCGGTCGCACAGGCGGATCACCAGTTCGGCGTGCTCTAGCTCGCGAGGCTTTCTGACGGGACGTCCATCGGAATCGACGCCTCCAGCGACGGCTGCCCATCGCTGGAGGTCTGCCGCAAAGGGCCGCGGACCCCGGCGATCGCGTCCGTCCACACGTCGATGATCTTCACGGTGAAGTCGAGGTCCTGAGAATGGAGACCGTCCAGCGTCGGCGGGATCGGCTGGCCGGTGTCCTCGTCCTCTGCGTTCCACTCGATCAGCGCGCCAGCGAGGAGCTCCAGCATCCGGCCGGTGGCATCCTCGGCACCATCGCCGCCCGCCCTGCTAGTCGCCTGCGCGGCCCGCAGCTCGATGAACTGGCCCGTGTTCAGGGACCGGGCCACTACCTCCAGCCCGTCCCAGTCAGTGCCCTGGAACGACAGCTTGAAGATCTTCCGCTTGACCTTGTAACCCATTAGATCTCCCCTAGGACCACGTAGGAACGACGCCGTTTGCGAGCACGCCGGGCGCGGACCAGGTCAGCTCGCCGGCCGCGGCGCGGGTCAGCGAGTAGTCGGTGAAAAGGCACGTCGGCGCCAACGTCTTGCCGTTGGTGACGATCGTGACCAGGCGGTTGACCGAGGTGCTGGGAACGGTCTTCAGGACGTCGTGCTGGCGGTTGGTCGCCGGGTTGAAGACGCCGTTCAGGGTCATGGAGAAGTCCGCGAGCAGCAGCAGCCGCTCGATCGCGGACTTGTCGATGCCCGTCACGTCCTGCACCGCCCTGGGGGTGGCGAACTGGAAGTTGGTGACGTCGTTGCGGATGTCCTGCTGCGCGTTGGACGCATCGTCGACGCTTAGCGTCGACCAGCCCAATCCGGTGACCTTGGAAATTGGACTCACTCCCTTCTAAGTTGAGCCGCGTTCGGCTCACGAATCCACTTCGCGATGGTGGCCCGCTCGTTGGCGAGCGATGCGAAGACCTTGCGGGTGCCATCGGCACAGTCCCATTCCTTGCGGAACTGGACGGTGTGAGTGAGGGACCACTCGTCGGACGTGAGCTTGGCGATGTGGGTCTCGGCGCCGCCGTCGACCAGGGCGCGCAGCCAGTCGCTGGGGTCCACCAGCGTCAGGTGAAAGCCCTGCGCCCCCAGGAATCGGAGGATGGCGTTGCCGTTGTCCTCTTCATAGACGAGGGGAGGTGTGCCGAAGGTGAAGTCGGCGCAGTCGTCGGTGGCGTCACGGCCGTCGATCTCCAGGCGCATGTTCATGGTTAGCCACGCTCCCTGTCGTCTGCGAGAGCCCCGAGGTGGCCCTGCATGTCCTCGACCCAGTCGGCGGCGTTGGCGTGCAGCCGTCGGCGGCCGGTCGGGTTGCCACGCCAGTCCCCGTCCCGGACCACGTACAGCTCGGGCCGGGTCTTGTGCTGGGCGAAGCACCTTTGCCGGGAGCCGAAGCGGAATACGGTCAGACCTTCGCCGGTGCGCTGCTCCTTGAAGGTCCGCCCGGATTGGTGCCGGATGTAGTGCGCCTGCTGCTGGCCGAGATCGGTGGACTCGTCGATGGTCGACTCCCAGCCGTGCGCCCACGCCTCGCATCCGACCTGCTCGCACGCGGCCACCACGGTGCGGTCCTGCGGCGACGTGATGCTGTACGTCTGGTAGGCGCCGACCGCGAGCGCCGGCTGAATCCGGAAGGCATCCATCAGAAGCTCACCCCCGCGATCTGGTTGCGGACGATGGTGAGCGCGAACGTCACCGCGGTGAAGCCGCCGGTGGTGACCGTGACCGCCCGCACGAACCGGCGGATCGCCGCGGTGTTGGCGGTGGCGATCCGCTGCGTCGTAAGCGCGGCCGTGGTCTGTGCGAACGTCAGTCCGGGCACGTCCGCGAAGTTGACCTCGTCCGCCGAGTCCTGGATCTTCACGGTGACGTCCGTGCCGGTGAACGCCGTCACCTGCAGGTATGCCTGGGCGCCGAATGCTGACGGTGCCGCGCCGTCGACGAACGGGCCGTTCGTCGACGCGCTGTCGCTGCGGAGGCCTGGGGTGAGCTGGACGCCCCACTCGAGGCCGTAGCCGTCGGCATCGAGGCCGCAGATGAAGGTGAACGACCCGTCAGCGCCCCTCGTGCCGTTGTAGTCGAGCTGCTTGGCGATCATTTCGGCGGCCGGATTGCCGAGCGCTGTGCCGCGCCGGTAGCTGGCCTGCACGTCCGCCGTGGGCAGCGAGGACAGGACGGGGTGGGAGTTCGTCGGGTTGAAGTACGACGTGAAGTCGAGCGCACCGTCGCGCTTTCCGCCGAGCCGCTCGTGTGCGCTCTCGTTGATCGCAGTCACGTCGAGCACCGCCACGGTGCCGCTGATCTTCTGCAGCGAGTTGATATCGCCGCTGAGGTCGTAACCGCCCAAGTAGAAGTTGTCGCCGAGACCGCTCTGCTTGCCCTTTGGCGACGGTGGCGCCGGGACGGCCGGAGTGTCCGGGCCGTCCGGCCGACCTGGCTGCGGGAGGAACCAGAACGCCGCCGGGGAGACGAACCCTGGTGGCATCCCGTCCATGACGCCTGCTGCGCTCATGCTGCTCCCTTCCTCACGTTAGTGGTCATCAGGCCTGGGCCCAGAGGTCGTTGACGATGGCCGGCAGGACGATGGTGACGACGCGGTACGTCTTGCCTGCCTGGGTCAGGTAGCCAGCCTGCGCACTGAGCGGCGTTCCGGTCTGGCCGAGCAGGTCGATGTTGCGAACGTTGCCGCCGAGCTCGAAGTCCCCGCTGTACGCGGTCATCAGCACATCGACTGCGGCGACGAGGTTCGGGTCGATCGCGTCTTCGGGCTGCTGGACGAAGCTGCTGTAGAGGCGCGCGTTGAACGTCAGCAGCCCGGAGCTGATGGCGAGCCCGGAAGCCGATGGAACGGGACGGATGCCTTGGAACCAGGCCACGTAGCTCAGGCCGTTCCCGGGCGGGCTCTTCGGTTCATGACCCATGACCCGGTCGAACAGGCCGGTGGCTGCGGCGTGGGAGGTGATGCCGTCGAGGATGCCCGTGATGTTGATCGCCATCACAGCTCCTTGATCGCGCGGTCAAGGTGGGCGGCGACGATGGCCTTCATCTTCTGGGCCATGCGGTTCCGGACGATCCGGAAGGTGTGGTAGCCCTCGAAGCGCGTAACCGGGGCGTTCCGGGAGCCGGTGCCTTCGAGCCACGGCCCGTAGATCACGTTGGTGTCGTTGACGCTCCACGTCTCGGCATCGACCCGCTGGGCTCGGATTTGCGACTCGTAGTAGCCGGTGGGGTGCTGGAGCACCTGGTCGAGCTGCATGAGGACCTCGTGCATGGTGTACGAGGCGCCCTCGGCCACAGCACCGGCGAGGAGCTTCTCCACAATCGGCTCGGCATAGCCCTCGACGAGGGGCCCCTGCTTGTGGACCCTCAGGATCAGCGGGGAGTCAGCCATCTCAGATCACCCGCCGCCTGTTCTTGCGCCCGTACGTGGTTTCGGCCTCGTCCCACAGGTCCGCAAGCGACGTGCCGAGGTGGGCGACCGTTGATGCGCCTTCGCCCTGCGGGTCGGTGTAGCCGCCGGTCTCCTGCAGCAGCCGGTTCGTCGCCTCGGCGATGGCCAGGTCCCGGATCAGCGACGGCACGCGGTGGATGCTGGCCGGCGCCGCGTTGGAGTGCGTGGCCGCGGTGGTGCCGAGCTGGCCGCGCTGCACCGTCAGCGTCCGGAACGCGTAGATCGTCGTGCCGGTGGAGTGCGTGGCCAGCACGGTGCCGTCCCACGCCCGCTTCACGGTGAGGGCGTTGCCGGTGATGTCGACGATGAGCATCCGCTCGGAGTCGATCTGGATGACCTCGTCGATGTGGACCTGCGTGCCGTCACTCGCGCCGATCGTGACGTCGTTCAGGGAGGCCGTGGTCGCGCCGGTCAGGTTCGTCTGCCCGGTGCTGACGCTCGACCGGTTGGAGACGAGCATCCGCTCGGAGTCGACGATCAGGAGGTCGCCGACGCCGATGAGGCTGCCGTCGGAGACGGTCACGGTGCCCACCGTGGTCGAGCTGACCGCAGCCGCGAGCTGCCCGGCCGGGTCCGTGGCCGTCCAGAAGCCGAATGTCCCCGTGATGGCGACGTCCCGCTGCGGCGTCGAACCCACGCCGAAGCTGTAGGACTGGTCACGGCGGAGCTCCATGTACGTGTACGGCGGCCCGGAGTTGACCGGCTCGAAGTTGCACGCGCTGAGCGGGATCGTGGTGCCGCCCGAGGTGACCGACGTCGGGATCGCCGCCAGCTCCCACTGGTCGAACCACAGCCGCCACGGGTAGGCGTACTGGAAGTTCGGCCAGTCGAAGTACCGGGTGGTGTCGTTCGGGTAGAAGACGCGGTGCAGGTGGCCCTCGATGTTGCGGGCAGCGGACTGGATCGCCCTGTCCACCTGCCAGTTGTTGCGCGCCGTCTCCTTCATGTCGATGGCGCGCTTCACTTCCTCACGGCTGCAGTAGCAAGGGGTCGTCAGGGCCGTGGCCATGCGACCTCCCACGCCTCGTCAGCGGCCGCGAGCAGCCCGCACGGTGCCGGCCGCCACTCGCCCCACGTCCACACACCGTGCCCGTCGACGGTGAGGGCGTGCCGCTCGGCCAGGTCCACGCCGAGGACGACACCCGTCTCCAGCACCGTGGCCGGCCGGGCGTCGAGCAGCTGAACCCCGGCTAGGCCGTACTCGGCGGCGGCCTCGATGCTCTCCCACAGCCCGGCGCCAGCGTCCTCGTGGCTGGCGGTGCGCCAGTAGAGCTCGAGCACGTCCTCGCCACTCACCGCCCGCCCGGTGAGCCGCAGGGACGCCGCCAGGGCCTCGGCAGCGCAGCACGCGACGTCGGCGTTGGGCGTCCACTTCGCGGGCTTGGCGTGCTGCTGCTGGCGGGCCACGGCGTGGACGTGCTGGGCGTGGGCGCCGCCCTGCTGGAACTTCTTCCACGCCGCAGCCTGCGCCGCCGACATCGGCCGGTGCTTGCCCGTGCCCGCATGCTTGGCGGCACGGGCGTGCTTCTGCCGGTGACCGTGCTGTCCCTTCACTGCTCCACCTCCCTCGTTGGCTCGCTGTCAGCTGCCGTCAGGCCGGGATCAGCCCAGGGTCTCGGCGTAGAAGTCCTCGACGGTCAGGGTGTTCGAGGCCGAGTTGGTGCCCCACTGGGCGCCGATGGTCAGCGCGTTCGCGGTGGTGGTGTTGATCGTGATCGGCTGAGTCTGGGTCGACGGCAGCCAGATCGGCGTCATCGCGCTGAGCGAGGTGCCCAGGTTGACCTTGCCGTTGCACCACACCGAGCCAGTCGCGCCGACCGACTTCACGAGGATGTCGAGCTCGATGTCGAACGGCCACGAGGTCGCGCCGGTCGTGGTCGTGGTCGCGCCGGTCGCGGCCAGCGCGGTGCCGGCCACGCCGCCGTAGTAGATGCCGAGCAGCAGCGTTGGCGTGGCGGTGTTGGAGAAAATCCCGTAACCCTTGACCCGCAGGCGCTGGCCCACGAACAGGGAGTTCGCGGCGATCGTGATCTGCGGGGTCGGGGAAACGTCGGTGAGGGTGGTCGACGACGCGTACGCGGAGCCCGCGCCGACGCCGACCACGTTGCTGCCCGGGAGAAGGCTGCGCCAGAACTGTGCCATGTCTCGCTCCTACGCGAATCGTTGACGAACGGGGTTACGGAAGTCCGCTGTAGCTGCCGGGGCCTTCGGCGACCCCGTCGAACAAGCCCGCGGGCGGTTCCGGGCGGACCCAGTCACGCGGGTACTGCCAGCCGTCGAACCGGCAGAACCAGATGCCCGCCTCGCTCGGCGGACCGGGCAGCAGCGGCTCGCCGTCGAGCGGGCACGCCGTCGGAGGGCCGACAACGTTGGGGTCACGCTCGAACTCGGCGCGGGCCTGCCGCCGGATGTCGAGCAACTGGTACCAGGACACGGCGTCACCGCCCGTACAGCGAGAGCGAGACGCCGGTGAAGGATGGGCTTCCGGTGCCGGTGACGACCCATCGGATACGGCCCACGTCGGTCAGCTGATAGCTCGCCGAGAGGTTGCCGTACACGGTGCCGCTGGTGTTCAGGACGGCGCCGCTGATCGAGGTTGAGTTGCTGACCAGGACCCAGTTCCCGAAGTAGTCCTTCACATCGATGAAGATGGCCAGGCCGGGCGTGCTGCCGGTCGGGGCGTTGGCCGCGTTGACGACGAGCAGGCCGTTGGTGATCCGGGAGAAGTCGATCGTTCCGGCCGTGGACCCGGTGAGCAAGTTAAGGGTGTTCGAGGTGACGGTGTCCGAGTTGCTGTTCAGCGTCAGGCTGCTGGCGCGGAACAGCTCGGTCGAGATGGTCTCCCGGGCGTAGGTCACGACGCACCTCCGGCGGCCTTGCGGGCGCTGGCCCGCTTGCTGGCCGTGGCGGCCTTGGCGGGCTGCTCCGTGGCCGCGACGGGCTCGGCGGTCGGCTGGTCGGTCAGCACCTCGACCGGAACGGCTGGCTCGGCAGCCGCGAAGTCGACGGGCTCGGGCTCCGGTTCGGCGGTGACGTCGACGAGGGACACCTCGGCGTCCGGCGCCACATAGCCCGGGTCGCCAGGCTGCGCCGCAGCGTTGGACGGCCCACCAGCCACCGTGATCCTCGGCATCTTCGACTCCCTCTCGACTCGGTCGGCGAACAGCGGCGCGGTGGCCCGGCACTGCGGGCAGCGGAACAGCCCCACCGCGAAGCGGGTGCTGCAGTCCGGGCACACCTCGACTGACACGTCAGGCCGCCGCGACCTGAGCTGCGTTGTCCCACGGGATGTAGGCCAGGTCCCACTTCACCGATCCGGTGTTCGTCGCCGAGGTGGTGATCGTGAGCGAGCCGACCGGGACGAGCCACGCCGACGTCATGACGTCCTGCACGCCGCCGCCGGTGCCGAGGTCGGTCACCAGCGCCGAAGCCGCCGCGGACGGGAGGCTGAAGTGCGTGCCGACCGCCGCGTTGATGATCGAACCGGCGGCGCACAGGTCGACCGCCGAGCCGACCGTCGGCGCCGTGGAGACCTTCAGCGTGCACGCCTGGTTCTGGATCGCGGTGGTGACCTCGCCGATCAGCGCGATCAGCAGGATGCGGCCGCCCGTGATCGTGAAGATGTTGCCGGTTGCTGTCGCTGGCAGGGTGTTGGTGGCACGGCTGAGCTGGTTGCCGAGCGCGAGCTGCCGGACGTCCTTGTTCTGGAGGAGCGAAGCCATCGCTACGCCCCCAGGATTTCGAGGTTGGCCGGCTTCCTCTGGACGGTGAGGTCGTGGAGGATCGCCGTGACCAGGCCGGACGCGCCGACGCTGACCTTCAGGTAGGCGTTCGGGTCGGCGATCCAGCTGGTCAGGACCTCGAACGCGGTGGTGTAGCCCGAGCTGGCCTGGACGACCGCGTTGGACAGGGACTGGGTCTGCTTGGTCCAGGCGTGCGTGGCGTTGGTGTCCGCGCGCTGGTAGTAGTGGTTGATCAGGTTGCCCGGGGTGGCGTACGAGCCGCCGAACGTCGACGCGACGGTCAGCGTGAACGTGTCGTTGCCGGTGCACACGAACGTCACCGCGCTGGCTCCGCGGAACTTGAAGGCGTTGCCGGCCGCGATCGGGACGACGTCGAGCAGCCGCCCGAGTCCTTCCATGCCTGCCATCTGCTGTTCCTCTCCTTGTGACTGGGGTTGTTAGCGGGGCGTCACTGCCGCTTGGATCAGCGGGAAGCGAGCTGGACGACCGGCGACAGCAGGTTGCTGCTGCCGTTGTGCGGGGTGATCGCGGACTGCAGCCACGGGCGGCCGTCGACGCGCTCGATCACGCGGTACGCGGTCTTGTCGTTGGCGAACTTGTAGTGCTCGCTGGAGCTGGACTCCATCCGCATGCGGTCGCCGATGAGGTAGTACGACAGGTCGACGAAGGTGATGTCGCCGGTGGTGCCGAGCGGGCCCGGCTTCTCCGTGAAGTACACCGGCCGGCCCAGGATCGTGACCGGCGGGGTGTCCATGCCGCCCTGGCCGCCGGCCATGTTGCCGATCCAGATCGGGCCACCGCCGGTGCCCACGGACAGGGCCATGGTGGCGAGCTGCGGGAACGTGTCGATGCTCGCGATCCAGACCGCACGGCCGAGGCTGGTCGGCAGCATCTGGGCGTACATCTTGACCAGGTTCTCCCAGAGGATCGTCTTGGTCAGCTGCCCGGACTCGATGGCGACCTGGACGCTGCACGGGGAGTTGATGAAGCCGAGCGGCTCGCCGACGCCGGTGCCGGTCATGAAGGCGACGTCCTCGAACCAGCTGATGGCCTTCGGGAAGGTGCCGGAGAAGAAGCCCTCGAACGCGGGGGCGTCCATGAGGAGCTCGTTGGGGACCTCGGCGTACGCGGTCAACTTCTTGGCGTCGAGGACGACGCGGCCGAAGCTGGCCTGGGACTCCGTCAGGGCTGCGCCTTCCTCGGCCCAGTAGCCGACGACGCCACCGAGGATGCTGCTGGCGTGCGAGGTGTCGTCGATCATCGGGATCGGCACCCGCAGGCTGGACATGGGGATGACGGTGGCGCGCGGCCGCACGACCGCGGTCTCCAGGGCGACCTGCAGGATCTCGGACCTCAACTCCTCCGGGATCAGGAAGCCACCGTCGCCCGGGACCTCGGAGCCGTAGGAGTTCTGGATCTCCATGAGCCTGTCCAGCTTGGGCTGGAGCTCGCGGTGGTCCTTCAGCCGGTCCGCGCGGTACCAGGTCGCCCGGAAGTACTCGGACGCGTCCTCGAAGATGCCGTCGGCGGCCGCGCCCGGTGCGCGCCGGTTGTAGAGGCTCTTGCGGGCGGCGGACGGCAGGCCCTGAATCTGCGGGCCCATGTTGCTGGCGCGCTTGCCCGCGAGGTCGACGGGCGGCTTGGCGTCGGAGCCGTTCTGCTTCAGGTACTCGGCGAGGACGAGCTGCATCTGCTCCCGCGCCTGGGCGTTGATCTCGCCCTTGTTGGCCTTGTCGACGGCCTGGGCGTAGCCCTCGATGAACTCGCCGAGGCTCTCCTTGGAGGCCCACAGCTCCTTCATCTTCTCGCCGTCGTTGAGGACCTCGGCCAGACCCGCCGGGGAGTCCGGAATGGTGATCGTCACTGCGCCTCCTCGGCGTGGTTGTGCAGCCACGCCGGGGCCGGCGCGCTGTGGTCGTGGAGCCAGCCGGGGATCCCGGCATGGTTGTCGGTGCCGCCGTCGTCGTCGCCTTGGTGGGCGTCGTCGAGGTGCGCCTGCAGGTGCTTGCGGACGCCCGCCTTGTCGGCCTCGGGGATCTTGGAGCCCTCGAGGCGGGCGAGGCCGTTACGGCACGCTGCGACGTTCGCCGCGCCACCCTTCGTGCGGTGATGGGGGAAGCGGTAACTCGCCTTCTTGTCGTCGGCGTCGCCGTCGGGGTCGTCGGCGGTGCCGTCGTCCGCTGCCGAGTCCTCCCACGCGTGGCAGTAGCGCAGAACGGTGGCGTCGTTCGGCATCGCGGCGACTGCGGCCGGGCCGTCCCACGGCTCGTCCACCGTGGCGGTGTGGTGGACCGGTAGTGCCTCGTTGGTCAGCGGCATCGACTCGACGCCCAACACCCGCCCTGGCGCCCGGTTCTCAGTGGCGTGGGCGTGGTGGTGGTCGGCGTCCCCGTCGTGGGTGTGCTCGTGCTCGTGGCTGCCATCACCGCCCTGGTCGCCGAACGCCGGGTGCGCGTGCGTGTGGGTGCCGGTGAACGGGCCGTGCCCGGCCTGGTCGGCGTTGTGCAGGCGCGGGGCGTGCGCGTACAGGCTCAGGTCGAAGCGTGCTGCTGCGGCGAGCGCGTCCTGCGCCGGACGCTCCGCGAGCTTGTGCGCGAGGCCGGCGGCCACGGCCTCGTCGGCGTTGTACCAGGTCTCCTGCTGCATCGCGTCGCGCCAGCCGTCCGCGCGGCCGGTCTGGTCGGCGTAGATGCCCGCGATGTTGTCGGAGACCTTGTCAAGGAGCTCGGCGGTCTCGCGCATGTCCGACGCGTTGCCCATACACAGGCCACTGGCGTCGTGAATCATCATCATCGCGCCGGGGCAGATCAGCCGCTGCGTCCCGGCCATGGCGATGAACGACGCTGCGGAGGCGGCGATGCCGTCCACGATCGTGGTGACCTTGCCGGGCCGCTGCGCCAGCGAGTTGTAGATCGCCAATCCGTCGAAGACGTCCCCGCCAGGCGAGTTGATGTGGACCTCGATGTCGCCGTTGATGGACGCCAGCTCGTTGACGAAGTCCACCGCGGTCACGCCGCTGGCGAACCAGCCGCCGCCGCCGATCTCGTCATAGATGTCGACGCGAGTCGGGCCGCCGGCGTCATTGCGGAGCACTCGGTACCAGCTGCTCTTCGGCTGCTGGACGAGGTTGGTGATGCGCTGCGCCGAGCGCCGCATCGCGTCACGGTTCACCGGGCCACCGCCTCGGAGGGCATCGCCGCGGCGCCGACCAGGAGCAGGCCGGACATCTGCCCGGCGGAGGTGTTGATGGCCTGAGCCCACGCGTGCGCATCGTCTCGGGACAGGAACACGGTCATCGTCGTCGAGCCGGTGCGGACGGTCAGCGCCATGCGCTGCCCGCGCGGGGTGTCGACCAGCGCGGTGGTGATCTGCGCCGGGGTCTCGCCGAGGAGTTGGTTGCCCGGGTCGAACGGCGGAGGCTGCGGTGGGGTCGTCATCGGGCACCCGCCCGGTTCCACGTGGGCAGCTGCTGAGCCATCAGCGCCTCCAAGTTGGCGTCGTCGTCCTGCCCCGGTTCGGGCGCGGCTGGTGCCGCGGGCACCCACGCCGGCGGCAGCGCCGGGGCCTGAGTCGCCTGCTCCACCACGCCCATGTCCGGGAGGCCCACTGTCTCCAGCACGTCGGACGGGTCGTAGCCCGCGCCGACGAGCCACAGGGCGGCCTGAGCCTTCGACTTGAGCTCCAGCGCGTCGGCCTCACGGTTGCCGGTGACCGGGTCGTCGTGGTCGAGTTCGACGCCTTCACCGGTGGAGCCGAACAGCGGCAAATAGCTGCAGTTGAGGGTGTCGCGCCACCGGTCGAGCCGGTCCGCGATCAGGAACGACTCGAAGTGCTCCTGTGCGGTCTGGGCGTTGGCCCTGTTGACGTCGTCCGAGGTGCCGAGGATGGACTTGTGCATGGCGAACGCTTCGCGGATGACGTCCCGGGAGACGCCGCGAAGGCCCGCGAAGTCCATGTCCCTGATCGTGTGGGCGTTCGGCACCCACACCATGCCCTGCTCAAGAATGGCGACGCGGTGCGCTGCGCCGACACCGCGGTGGGACTCGCGCCAGCGGTTGGTGAACTCGTTCCACTCGTCATCGCTGAGCCGCTTGTCGACCTGGATCACACCGCCAGGGGTCGCGGAGTTGAGGAAGAAGTTCCTGTTCCACTGCGCGCTGTATTTGCTGGCGTCGACGTCGACGAGGATCGACTGGACCGGCCCGAGCCCGTGGTAGATGTCGAACGGGTTCGGATACTTGATCTGGATGACCTCGTCGGGCTCCAGCGGCACCGACTCGCCGTTCGGGCCCTGGTAGATGTAGCCGTTCAGGAACCGCTCACGGCCCGGAACCGGGAACATGCGGTCCGGGCGGGCCGGCCACAACGCCATGGGGAACGTCGCGCGGCCATCGCGCTGCACGATGATGTAGCCCTCGCCGGTGAGGTCGAGGTACGTCTGTGAGAGTTCGCGCAGCTGAAAGCCCGACATGAACGGGTTCGGCTTGTTCCACAGCGAGATGGCCCAGTGCTTGATGACCTCGACGCGCTGATCGCTGCCCTTGTCGCCTGTGGTGTAGCGGCGGCGGCCGTCCTGCGGCTGCTGCCGGTACAGGTGCCAGCCCTGCTTGGCGGTCTGCCGGGCAAGCATGCTGACGATCGAGTAGACCGTGCCGGAGCTGCTGTAGGCGCGCATGTAGCTGCCCGGGTCCGATCCGGCGTTCCCCGATCCGATCGAGGCATAGCCGGGCGCGGAGTAGGCAATGGGCGGCTCGGCCGAGGCCCCGCCAGCCTTGCCGAGGATTGCTCCGATGAGGCTGCTCACGAACGCATCCGGTCTGAGCCCGGGACGCCGGGCACCTTCTGCTCAAGCTTCCAGTCGAGGACCAGCACGGACAGGCCGGTGACGATCCATCCGACGACCGTGTTCGCGGTGAACGCGCCTGTGTCGATGCAGCCGAGGCCGGCCGCTGTGAGAACGCTGCCGGAGAGGCGCGCGGCGGTGGCCTTGGCGTGGTCGGCGGCGCGGCGGGCGAGCAGCACGACAGCGCCCGGGATGCGGGCCCGTCGGGATGCCGGGATCTCGCCGATCACTGCCGTCATGGCGTTGACGGTACGAATCAACCCCGACCCGACCCCGGGGCGTGATCAGTACAGGATGCGGATCCGGGGCCGGCCGCCGAGATCCCGCTCGGCGACCATGTAGCGCAGGGCGTCCATCCCGTGATCGTCTTGCTTGACGGGCGCTTCCTTCGGCTGCTTGCCGGGCTGCGCATCCCACACGTACCCGGTGATCTCCTCGACCGTGGAACACGGCTTCTTGGCGTCCGCCAGCTCCGGGTCACGCTTCACGAGAGCGTCGCGGCAGATGAACAGCCGCGGCTTGCCGTCGCCAGCAGCCCGGAGCCGGGCCTGCACGGCTTGGATGCCGTCGCTGACCGTCTTGTGGGCCGGGCTGGTACCCATGCCGAGGTGGCGTTCCAGGGTGGCGCGGTCCTCGGCGTCGTGGTCGCAGATGACCGCGCGCGGCTTCGGCTCGATCCACTGCCCGTTGGGGGCGACGATGCTGAGGATGTCCTTGGCGTGGTCCTCGACCAGGCGCTTGGACTGGTAGATCTCCCTGGTCAGGTAGAGGCGCCCGTCCCCGTCCTCCGCCCAGCACTGGAGCACAAGCGGGTTGGAGTACCCGAAGTCGATCGACCACCACCTTGACCACCCTGGCTGCACAACGGACCGGTCAACGAGGTGCACGGTCGGATCCCAGCCCTCGTAGATCAGCCCCTCGGCGGCAACCCACCGGCCCCAGCGCATCCGCTCATACCGGGCCCCCACCAGGCTGTCGAGGCGTGCGAGGTACGACTTCCCGTACTCGGTCCACTCCCCGTCCTGGTACATGCGGGGGTTGTCCTCGTGCTTGCTGTACAGGATCTGGCAGCGGCCGGCGTCGGCGCGGAGCTTCAGGTGATGGGTTGGAGGGCCGGGATTGGTGGCCATGATCAGGCGCTGGCGGCTGAGAACTCCGTTCCTGAGGCGCGTAACGATGGTGTCCAGATCCTCTTCCGTAACTTCAATTGCTTCGTCAACAAACGCCAGGTCAAACTCGGTGCTCAACAGTCGACTTGCCCGGTCGAGGCCGCCAATCACGATGACGGAGCCGTTGGAGTACCGGAAGCTGGCCGGCTCCTGCGCCGATCCGCCGTAGAAGTGGAGCAGGCCCGCCTGAATCGCCTCCTTAGCGACCTTCTCCCGGAACGTGACCAGGGTGGATGCGGTAAGCGAGGCATGCGTCTTGCGCACGATGAGGACGCGCACTTTGGGCTTCGAAAGGCACGAGAGATGGACGTACATCAACGCGCCCACCGATTTCCCCGTTCCCGCCGCACCCGAGATCAGCAGCTCGTTAGCCGTCGACTGGAAGAGTTCCTGCACGGCTCCACGAGGCTCATACCGAACCACGGTGTTAGTCACGATGACGCTCCAGATAGGCCGCTGCCGCACGTAGGCGTTCAGGCTCGTCCTGGAACTTGCCTATGCCCTGGTTGCACGACCCACACAACAGGCCCCTCAGGCACCGCCCGCACGACTTGCCCGGGTCAGGGCAGCATGCATGGTCGTGATCTACAGCCAGCATTCGCCCTGAGGCGCACTGTCTGCCACAGATGGCACACCCGCCAGCCTGCGCTTCGAGCATGGCTCGATACCCGGCAGGGGTGAGCCCGTAGCTCCTCAGTCGGGCCTTGTTTCGGTTGCAGTCCTTGCACTGGTACGAAAGCTTGTCGGGGTGTCTGTTGTTCGCACCGAAGGCGGGTTCGGGAATCCATGCGAGGCAGGAGCGGCATAGCTTCCTCCCCTGGCCGTCCCGTTCGAGGTGCGACCGCCATGCCCGGATCTGGGTCAATGGCTGGCCATCGACCCTCTGTCGGTTGTGTGTTTCGCACAGGCCGTGTGCTGCCACGTATCGATCACAGGTGGCGAAGGTGCATACGCTTCGGCTCTTCACGATGGTCCTTGACGGGTCGCCGTGGATGGTCCAGCGCCGGTAGTGCATGTCGCACCAGCCGCGCTTGAGTGCCGGTTTCTCGCAGGCTTCGACGGCGCAGCGAGGACGCCCCGTTCCCTCGTTGCGTTGCCACTGGTTGTAGTGCGTGCCGCACATTCCGCGGGCCCGGTGCGGCCGTTCGCATTCGGGCATGTCACAGGTACGCTGCGCCATGGGGTTGCCTCTCATCCAGGTGCCTCCGCGCCCCGGGACGGTTGCCTCCGTCGCCGGGGTCTTTGCACTGATCATTCTACCGTTCATGCAGCTCAACTCGCCTGTATTGCTGGCTAGTTAGCCCTTATCGCACAGGGATGCTGGGTGCGATTCCGTCGGCATCTGGCGAAGCTTGACTCTTCTCATTGCCGGGTCGGGTCGTGATGAGCGAGTCGACCAGGGAATCCGTTGCGAAGTCAGGCGGTGGTGTTCTCGGTCCCGCTGCTGCCGGTGTCGTACTCGTGCGACATGATCTTGGCGGGTTTGTCTCAGAGGACGTACGGCTCGCAGGCGAGCAGCTCGTGTCCGCGCTCCTGGTATCAGCGGTCCAGCGCGGTCGCCATGGCCTCGCGAAGCTCCTGGTCCACGTCGTCGGTGTACATCTGCTCACCGTCCTTCTCGGGCAGGTGCCCGGAGTCGCGGGTGGTGAAGGAGATCTCGAGGTGGTGATGCTCGCGGCTCACGGCTGCTCCTGGCGGTAGTTCTCGTTGGCGGGTGTGCCGTTGCCTGCGGGGATGCCGAGCGCCCTGCAGCACGCGGCACAGCGGGGTGCGCTGACGCGACTGAACATGCCGGGCATGGACCAGCGGCGGCGCAGGGTGCAAGCGGCGCGCAGAACCGGTCGAGTGCCGTGGTCGATGTGGTCGCGCATCTGGTCGGCGGTCAGCACCGTGCCGGTGATGGCGTGGAGGCGACGCCACTTGCCGCAGGTCAGCCACCAGTGGCCATGGTTCTCAGCGATCGGGTGCGAGGTCACGGCTACCTCCCGGCCAGCAGCGGGAGCGCGAGCAGGACCACGGCGGTGACCAGGCCGGCGAAGAAGCCGAACTTCGCGACACGGGGCGGGATGCCGAACTCCGGGCGGCCCCAGATCAGTCGGCGCTTGCTCATCGCTGCTGCTCCCATGTGTACCGGCGCCGGTCGGCGGTGTTTCCCCTGATCAGCGCGACTGCGAACCAGCCCCACCAGGCCCGGAGGATGGTGACGTTGCTGCGGTACCAGCCCGGTCGCTTCTGGAACGGGCCGCTGACCTCGAACTCGACGATCACGAGGCGGCCTCCGCCTGCTCCAGCCGTCGGATCGCCTTGTCCAGCTCCTTGCGGAACTTCCGCGCGTCCGCCAGCACTTCCTCGCGGCTGCCGTAGCCGATCACCCACGCGTCGCACGAGTGAGGCAGCGAGAGAGCCCACTCACCTTCACCGGCCCACGTGCTCGATGGGGATTCCCCGTCGACCGGTTCGCCGACGGGCTCGGCATCCCAGGAGTCCTGCCCCGGGCGCTTCAACCAGAACGTCACCGCTGTTCCTCCGTCCATCCGTAGGCTTGGGCGAGCAGCAGCACTGTCTGGCAAGGCCACGGCACACCGACCCGCTCGACCACCGTCCTGCACTCCACGGTCTCGATCTCCTGGCCGTCAGCACAGCGCACGCACTCGGGCTGCCGCTGGTCGCCGTCGCTGGCGTGCTCGGCGAGGATCTGTCGGTCCAACGCCACCCGGCGCAGCACGGCCTCGGTCGATCCCGCACCCATGAGGTGCCCAGCAGCCTTGTACTCCTCGGCGTGCACGCCAACGTCTTCTGCTGCCCTTGCGTCAGCCGCAGCCTCGTCCAGGGCCTGCTGCAGGAACGCCACGGCCGGATGCCCGCTCACCGCTGCTCTCCGTTGTGGTCGGGACTGTTGTGGGCGCGGGCCACGAAGCGCAGCACGGTGTTGATGGCCCCGACGTCGGACGCGGTGAGCATGTGTCCGGCACGTCCGATGCCTTCGGTGCTGTCGAGGTGCCGCGCGGCGAGGATCACGATCTCGCTGGGGCGTTCGACGAGGATTCGGCGGGGATGGGTGTCGTTCACTGCTTCACCTCCGGGTCGATCAGGTCGGCGGCCGCCCGGACCGCGTTGCCCTGCAAGGTGGTCTCGTGGTCGACCGAGCCGTACTTGATGAACTCGGCGGCTTTCCGCGCTTCCGACCAGGCGCGCTGCTTCTGGGCGAGCTCGTGCACGAACGCGTCGAGCTCCTCGGCGGCGTCCTTCAAGTCCTCGGGCAGCGGGCCGCAGTTGTAGTGGCCGCCGCATGTCGAGCCGCCTGCGATCAGCTTGATCAGCTCGTCGCGCTTGCTCACCACCGGCTCCGCTTCGCCCGGTCCGACGTAGATCGCCGTATTCCAGGGCCCGTTACTGCCCAGCAGGGGACCGATGCCCTCGAACCCGCTCACCGCTGCTCCCCCGCGCTTGCGCCGCACTCGTTGCAGGTGAAGCCGTAGGCAGGAGCTCCGTAACACGCATTGCAGGCCGGGGCGGCGAGGAGTTGGACAGGCTCGACGCCGAGGACTTCGGCAAGAGCCACCAAGTCGTCGGCGTCGACGCGACGCTCACCCTGTTCGATGCGCCGGAGACCAAGCACCGGAATGGGGCGACCGATCACGGCCAAACGTCGGGAGAGCGCCACGTAGGTCATCACCCGCATGGCGCGAAGGCGTCGAATGTTCTCGGCGACCATCGTTCCTGTAGGGCCGAGCGTGCTGATCTGAGTGTCTGCCACATCGAAAGGATGCGGATCGGCTCGGACAACTACCGCCACCGGTCGCCGCTCACCGACGCGGGTTGTCCCGGCCGATGTCCAGGCCCAGCACGAACGCCCCGACCACCGCGAGCACCCACCACATCGCGTCCGTCACCGCAGCTGCTCCATGTCCACACCAACCACCTCGTACGTCAGCCCGCCCGAAACCTGCGCCTTCACCGGCTGGTCCAGGCCCAGCAGCTTCCGCCGCGACTCGCTGATCCGCACCAGCCGGTCGATCGCCTGCAGGACCGGTCCGTCGTCCGGAAGCGGCACACCGTCGAGCTCGATGACCCTGCCGTTCGACACGGTGATGTGCTGCGCCTCCAGCACCGCCAACGCCGCCTGGTAGAGATGGTCGAGCCGCTCCAGCTCGAACGCGACGGCAGCGGCAGCCGGCTCGGCAACGATCTCGGAGAGGGCCCGTTGCACTGCGTCGTGGGCCGCGCGAACGTCGTACCCC